CGGAGGCCCGGAGGCCCGGAGGCCCGGAGGCCCGGAGGCCCGGAGGCCCGGAGGCCCGGAGGCCCGGAGGCCCGGAGGCCCGGAGGCCCGGAGGCCCGGAGGCCCGGAGGCCCGGAGGCCCGGAGGCTATCGCCCCTGGGCTTTCCAGACCTCTTCTGCGAAGTCGAGCAAGTCTTGAATGATGTCTCTCTTCATTGTTACTTCCCGAAAACTGGAGAATAGACAATCTCGAATATCTTAGTCCTTGACTAGTCTCCGATTAGTTCGTCAATTTTCTCAAGCTGCTTTGTCAGTCGTTCGTGTCGTTTCTTGGCAGCTTCAGAATTCCAGATCCCTCGATCGTTGTTGAATAGGTTTGCTTTGATGTCCCGTGCGATCTTTGCTGCTTGCTTGTCCAGGTCGATTATCTTTGCTTCTGTCATCGTCGTGTTCCCTTGCGTCCGTCGTGATTCATTAATTCCCCTGCATCAGTGTATCGGCGATGGTCCGGGATGTAAATAGTAAAGGATAGAAAAATAAAAATAATATTCCAGATGCATCCGGCGCACAAAAAAACGCCGGCCTCATTGGGGCCGGCGTTTCCGTCGTTCCGTCGTTTTGCTCGAATCACTCAATCAATTGAGCAAACCCCGATTGTAGGGCAGCGTTTCTTCCGGCTGTCGTTCCTGCCTTCAATCTCAACGCCACGATATATCCGGGCTGTCCGGGCTTTGCTCGCCTGTCTAGGTGTCTCAAATCGGAATCGTCACCATCCAGCGTTTTAAAACTATGCCCGCCGATTGTCCAGGTCTTCGGAATCCTCTGGAATAAGGCGCGGTTGCCAGTGAATGACCCGGACTCCGCAAACGCTACGGCGCAATTCTCACCTCGCAACAACAATTCAAGGCAACGTCGCTGGTCTTCTTTGCGCTCGCTCCATGATGCTGTGATGAAGTAGTTTTCAGGCTTTTCCGGGTCCAAAAGTCGATTGTAAACCTTGGAATAATCATAGGCTATCATATTCGGAAACCTGCGAATAACGGAAAACCAGTTCAGGTCGGAAAAACAATTCAGGCGCGCAACCAGTGTAGTTCCTTCACGTTCTGCGAAACGCTGTTCTTCCTCCAATTCTGTGATTAGTTGCTTCATAAATGCGGGACGATCTGAATGGAGCCATTTCGTCTTATCGCGGCGCGCCTCACCTATTTTTTTGAACACCAATGCCAAACCCGTTAAATCGTTTCCGACACACGCTGCCGCACAATCATGTGCGTTCGGACAATTGCTCTTTCCGCCGGCGCTGTCGTGGGGGCTTAACATCAAAGAAACGATCCGGAATTCTCGGGCTTTGTCCTGAGATTTTCTTGTTTTGGTGTTCGCGCTCGCTGGTGACAATAATTTCATGGGTTTCAATCCTGTTCAAATGATCAAAATGGAAAACCCGCTCGCACGATGCGAGCGGGTTTGGTTGTGGTCTTCTTAGTGAACGATGACGATATGTTCCACGTCTCGCTTTACGAGATATTCCGGAACGGATCCATCGAGAACAAGTTTCCGGAATGTCGCGGGAGGAACGAATTCGGGGCTGCGCGTTGTTACTGGCAATCCCAGTTTTTTGAATTCCTCGACTGTTACTTCGGTGTCACGCTGCCCGATGGACTCTTTCACCGATGGTTCGAGAATGCGGATTTGCTTCCTGATTTCTTTCTCCGCTCGGTCTCCGATTGCTTGGAGGACATCGGGGCGCATGCGTTCCTCAAGTTTGCTGAGTTCGCTGAGTTTCTTCGCCAGCGTTCGCATGGTGTCAACCGTGCGGACATAGTCGGAAATCAGTTTTGTACTTCTCAGGTTGATGGTTGTCGTCGTCATGGTCGAAATCCTTGTAACGTGTTGAAATGAAAAACGGGAAACTGTGGTTTACTTCGCGTCAATTACGATGAACTCTTTCCACGTTGCCACCCGAACGACGGGCGGTTCCTGTTTTGCTTCGATGTGCAATGCGGTCGCCTTCTTCGCGACGTTTTCAATGCCTGGAAGATTCTTCGCGAAACACTCCGGGCACAATGCCGCTACGGTTTGCTCCTTCCCGTCATTGTGGACAATTTCGACGACGTGGATCCGTCGTTGATCGTGTACGTTGCCGCATCCGCAAAACATTGCGCGGGATGCTGCCAGCTTGCAAGTGGTACGCCGCATTCCGGTTGCGTGGTCGCCGGTGAGAAGTGCGGTTCCGATGATTTGTTCGTATTCCATGGTTCTTTGTCCCCTGGTCAAAAGTGTGGGCAATGATGCATCCGTACACTAAACAGTGTACGGATGCTATTTTCGTTCTCAGCCGAGAACGGTTTTTAATTCGGCGATTAGCTTCTTTGCTGTCTCAATTGCCTCCTTGATATTCGCGGTAAAGTCTGCGCGAGTCTCACATGATTCTGCGTCTGCAATCATTTTTGTCAGATCATTGCAAAGCGACCACGTTTCCGTATTGTTCAAATCGTCCTGCAGTTCCTCTAGGCTTTTCAGACTCTTCGTCCGCGTTACCCGCTCTTCTGCTTCTTCAATCGTCAACACTGAGCCATGCATGGAAATTGCTCGTGTCGGTCCCTGCCACGTCGCATTCAAGCCAAGCCAGGTATTTGCCGTTTTTGTCGCTGCTTCGAGCGACTCGGCGCGATTGCTTATTTTGTGCTTTCCGTCGGAAGATCTCACATAAACATTGTATTTCTCAGCCATCGTTCTTTTCCTCGTTTGAGCGTTTCAACAAAACAACAATCAACCAGATCGGCAGTTTGACAATGTGTCCGGATGTGTAAATCCCAAAGAAGAACAAAAGTAGTAGAATTCTCGGAATAGGGTTTTTTGGAAACACTCGGGACATCCGAAAATCGGATAAAAAGATATCTTTATCCTATTGTATTAATACAAAAAGATATGTTTGTATTAATATCCGGATGTCCGGTATTGCGGGCTGGCTCGACGGCCTCGACGAGGGGCTTGCAGCAGGAGCTGGTGGGGCAGCAGGTGCAGATCGGCAGCAGGTGCAGATCGGCAGCAGGTGCAGATCGGCAGCAGATGCAGATCGGCAGCAGGTGCAGATCGGCAGCAGATGCAGATCACTCAGCCCAGTATTTCAACTCCGCTTCTTTTCGAGCAGCAGCGGCGGCTTCAATGGTCTCGAACCGACCAATGAAAACCCTCTTTCCATTCCCGTCCCAGATTGATGCCTGCCACTTCTTTGTCGGCGTGTGAAACGACACTCCGCGAACCCCAGTCTTGTTCTTTACATGGAGTCGCTGGTTTCTCTGATTCTGGGCGTGAGTTGCATCCCTCAAATTGTCGATCCGGTTATTCATTCCATCCCCGTCACGATGATCGATCTGACCCTTCGGCCACTCTCCATAATGCATAGCCCAGACTGCGCGATGAGCATAAACTCTCGAGTCGCCAATCTCAAGATACTGATAGAACGTGTTGCAGTTCTTCCTTCGATTCCGGATCGCGAATCCCAACTTGCGGTTCCTGATCTCGCCGGTCTCAGGGTTGTACGAATACTTCTCACGAAGTGTCTCAATCGAAATCATAGTAGCCTCCTCGCTGGATGCTACCACCTGTTGCTCCGGGGTACAAGGCAGCAGCAGATGAACCACGAGCAGAGGCACTTGCGTTAATCCGGCAAATAGACATAATACCCGAACGACAAAACGGCGTTGTTGCACTTCTATCGCCGGACCCACGGATTCCCATGGGATGCCCCTGTTCCCCGGAGGCAAGAGTCGCCAGGGATTGGAAAGATTTGCGTTGAGTTAGTCATCACACTGAATTCGCTGAACCCGAACTCATCACTCGGGTTTTTTCATGCGCCGAACTCACCCACAGTAGCAGAAGTCTCCGAATTATTCGGTGGTAAGATCAGAATAACCTTCGGCTGCTCCACTTCCTGCCCGCCGCCAGCCAGTTCCAGCGATACCTTGTCATCCAGCATATTCTGGGCTTCGCACTTCAGCAGCAGATCGACGGCCTTCAGGCGGTTTGCGACGTTTTCGCCGACATCTTCGACGACATCGGCAATCAGGTTAATTGCTCGGTTTCTGATCTCCGGCGTAGTTTCCCAGCGTTTTCCCTGTTTCATGAGCCGCCCCATTAAGCCGACGGTTCGATAGTTGGACAGGTCGTTCAGGGAATCCATCAATTTGCTCCGGTCTCGTCAGCAGGGAAGAACCCGTATTTTAAGTTGGCAGCTTGCCTAGCAGCAACAGCATCAGCGAGTTCAGTGAAGTGTCCAAGACTGATCTGCTTCCCGTCAACCTCAACGGCAGCGACCCACCTTTTCCTCTGCCCGTACCATCGCACCCCGGTGACTCCGCTTTTGCTGTTTTTGTCTGGCTTCCGCAAAAGCCTGCGTTCTCCTGTCATGCTCCTGTTCGACACATAGTCGATAGTCGCTTGTTTTCTGGCAGCGTAAGCCTCTTCCAGCGTCTTGAAGTATCCAACGACTTTGTACCCGTTGAAAACCTGAACCCAGACTTTGAACTTACTTCTTGAGCTAATCCACTTCACGCAATCAGCCGGAATCTTTGGTTTACTCGCCATTCCACACCTCCAGAATAATCTTCTTGGCCTCATCCACGCACTCAACAATCTCAGATCGAGATCCAGTCGAACGAATCTTCTCCTGCTCCAGCAGTTGTATCTGACTGGTTTTTCCTCCCGGCTTCTTCACTTCGATCGCGAGGAATCGTCCCTTCACTGAAAGGATCAGATCCGGAACTCCCTTCCGACCGTAAGTTCCCCCCGGATACTTCACAATCCAGACTTCCGGGATCTTCTCCGCCCACCTCAAAATCTTCGTCTGTATCTCGCTCTCTGTCACGGAACGCTCCTTCTGGCAGGCCGACGAACTCCCTGAATCCCTTGGGAGCCGCCCAAAACAGTGGTTTCCCTCGCGCCAAGTCCATCTGATCGACCACCAGTCGATAGTTCTCTCTGGTTCGAGTGATGGCAACATACTTCAGGAACAGGTCTTCGTAGAAGTCCACAGCAGCCCCGCTGGCTTTCTCGGTGCTGGCCGAAAGTACGAAAACATTGCGAGCGCCGAGTCCTTTCGCCGAGTGACACGATCCCAGTCGAATCCCCGGATCTCTGACGCAGTCGATTCCGAATCTTTCAATCGCCTGGTCGAGCAGCAGCACTTTGTCGACTCTCCATCGCTCCGATCGGATGAAGTCAGCGAACTCTGGAGTCGCGCCCCATTCCTCGAGTTCGTCGAGAGTCCTCTTCAACTCCTGACTGCACTCCATCTTCTTCCACTTCGCCTTCGCTCCTCGGACGAACAATTCTCTGCCATCCATCTTCTGAGGGAGTTCTTCGGTAACTCTTCTCCAGTCATGCTCACTAATTCGCAGCCCTTCCCTGAGATCTCGCAGCACCAGGACGAAGGCAATCTGCACCGGCGATTCCCACCGGCTCTTCATCTTCTCCTGAATCGACTTCCACGGAATCCCCGCAGAGTCCAGAAACTGCATAACCTTCCCAAGGTTAAACCACGTCCGACTCAGGACCATCGTGTCTGAATTCACCAGTAGCGGCAGTAATCTTACCAATTCCTTCCATTCCACCAAACCAGTGGTTCCTTCTCCAGTCTCGCTAACCGGCTCCCTCGACTCATATTGCGGATCTCTCCTCAGAATATCTTCGCCCCACTCAATCACCGGCTCAGGATTCCTCCAAGACCTGTTCAGAACTACACGTTTACCCTCTTCTTTGGCCTGAATCTCCCTCGCCCTCATTATCTGCCACTCAGAGCCACTGAATCCGTAGACGGACTGATATACGTCCCCTAGCAACCAAAGCTCCTGAGCGTCCTCTGCGAGCCTCTGGCAGCAGCGATCCAAGATACTCGAGCAATCTTGGAACTCGTCGACGATAAACAACTCTATTTCAGCCGGAATACTGCCCTCAGGGTAGGTTTCCTGAAAATCCAGTTCCTCATCGACTCTAATACCTGCATACTTGAACAGTAGGTCACAAAAGTCCAGCTTCCCCCAAACCCGTTTCTGAGTTTCGTATTTTGTCACTATCTCACGGAAAGCCCCCATCTTATCGCAATCTGGCCTGATTTCGCCGTTTTTGCGCTCACCTGCGTACCCCGCGCCACCCAACAGGCACCCAGTGCCTGAACTTAACTTTTCCTGTATATAGGGCCATTTTTTATCACATGCAAGGGAATGATCACCCGGAATTTCAGTTCCGCGTATAGGAGCATGTAGTGATGATTCTGAATTAAAAATGCTCCCTATAGGTAGAATATTATTTGGAGCTTCAGAAAACCCTGTGTTTTCATTGGAAAAAGTGCGTGCGCCCACCCCAAAATGTGGGCGCACGGAGGCTGATCTTGGGTGATCAGGGTGATCGCTGGTTTTGTACACCACTACGGTGTCGTTGATCTCTCTTAACCGAGTCAGTCGCGCTCTTTGGAGATCCCACCACGATAAAGCATCATCGATCTTAGCTGAAAGAGTCCCCGTCTCACCACCTCTCGGCGCGCCAAGAACTTCAGTCATGAATCTACGCCCTTCAGCGGATTCATGATCGAGTATAGTTTTTGGATCCAGTCCTAGCAAGCGTAACACCGAAGAATGTATTGTTCGAAAGAACCCCTGTTTCTGAAGCCGATCACAATCGACGCCAGTCAGCCGAGAGGCTCTCTCAGCAGCTTCGAGACACGCTGATCTTGAGAAGGAGCTATATCCAATTTGATCCCAGCGAAGTCCTCCCCGCAGGCGATCCTCAAGTAAATTCATAGCAAAATTTGTCTTACCGGATCCGGCGCAACCTACTACAACATGAGTCTTTACCATTAGTAATGCTCCTTACAGCGGTCTGTCGGTTCCGTGATTCGTGTGAAAACCAAGTTCTGCTTCAGCTTTCTTGCGAGCGGCGATTGCGTCTTCCTTGCTGTTGAAGACTCCGAGATATTTGTTTACGCGGTTCACCTTTATCGTCGCCAGCCACTTCGATCGGGATTTTATCCAAGAAACTCCTGTTGTTCCTGAAGTGTTGCAAGTGTTCAATCGCTGGTTTTTTCCATTTTCAGCATGGGTCACTGCCCGAAGATTATCCCATCGATTATTCAGGCCGTTACCGTCGATATGATCGACTTCGTTTTCAGGGAATTCGCCTGTCATGTACAGAAATGCAAGCCTATGCGCAAATTGCATAAAACCAAGCACTTTTATTTTTCTGTAATTCTTGCCACTTCTTTTCATTATTTCGCACCCAGCTTCAAATCCCTTTCTTCTTCGCCTTCCTCCAACAACCCACGTCCAGACGCCGGTTTCCGGGCAGTAGTGAAGCAGTTCTTTGAGTTGTTCCTGCGTAATCATTCCCCTCTCCCCTGCCATTCAGCCTGAATCTGGAATTCGCAACATCTCACAACTCGACCATTACAAAACACAATCGCCCACTGCTCCCACGTCCATGCTTCCATGCGGAACGTCGTCATCGCTTGTCCTCCGATACCACGGAACGGGAACGGCCCGGAGGTATTAGCGAACGTCTCAGGCCACGAGCAGTACGTCAGTTCCTGCCACCGCAGCCCTTCGATCATACAATTCAGCCGCAGCCACTCACTAAGCGTCACACCAGCGACCGCCGCTGATATCGAGGCAGCAGAGGAGTTCATTGAGCTATTTCTCACGGTTCACCTCCCTGAATATCTCTAAGCATTATCGAATCAATCATCGCAACGCAGATCTTCCGGAGTGTGATGGCGTCAGTGTCATCACTGAGATGAAGTCCATTGTCCCGGAGCGACTTCCGGAGCATCGGCCATTCGCTGAGTGTGCCGGAAACGCAGCCTTTAGCGGCCATTTCGATATGAATATCGGATTTGAAGACATCACGACTCATTGTTTCCTCCATCATCATCGCCGCACAGCGACCAGATCGCCGAGAACGGCAGGCAAGCGACCATCACAATGAGCATCGGCACAAGAATAAAGACGCTGATCAGGAGGATCGCGAGTTCAGTGAGGAGCCACTTCATGTCGTCGGCTCCTTCGATTCCAGCGGTCGTTTGAAGATCATCAAAAACATTTTTTTATCTGATCGTTTAGTGCAAGAGACGAGTTCCCATCGATGTTTTCCGCATTCGTCGAGGCGACCAGTCAGGAGGCCAGGTTCGCCTGTGTCAAAAAAATTCATAGTCCAGTATTCCCAATTCATCAGATAATCCTCCGCAAGTTCGCCAACCTTAAATCCCCGTATTCACCATTCACCTGCCGAACCCCGCGTTCCGGCCAAACGCCGGTCCCGAGGAACCAGGCGACTTCTTCCGCAGCGAACCATTCGCCCGCCCACCACACAACAGGCCTGTCATCAGACATCTTCACCACATTCTCACGGCGATTCAGGATTCGACCGTTGGTGGGGTCATAGAAGAACTGGCAGGATCCGTCGGGTGACTGGAAGAGATTACCAGCAGAATGAGGACCATTCAGATCATCCTTCGCCTCCACTTCCAGCCCATCCTGATCTCTCAGGTTTTTCCAGCGATTATCGAACGGATCTCCATTGAGATGGACAATATCACCGACGGGATCCATCCCAGTCTGCAACTTCCAGATCCACACTTCCTCCTTCACAACTTTGTGTGCCGGGAGCCCGTGATGCTTCGCTTCCATCGGGAGCCGAAGCACTCTGCCGGTTGGTCTGTTTTGTCCGACGCGAACCCCGTCGACTTTGACCCATCCGGAGAGTTTATTGTACGTCATTGCGGGCATGGTCTCATTCCTCCTCATTCATTAAATTCATCGCATCGAAGTCATCCAATTTCTCTGTGAGCGTCGGTTCTTTATTCATTTCAGATTGTCGACGCCTGATTTTTTTTCGTTCTTTTCCCATCCATGTATCTCCGGCAACGTGGAATTCTGGATGATCCTTTAGCCACTGCTTATCATCATCGCTCAGTTTTTTCCTGCTCATCACTGCACCCACATCACAAGTCGTTCGCCTTTGATCACGACCCACTTCGGCGTTGCCATCCCCGGATCAATCATTTTGCGAACGTGTTTCTTCGCTTCGGCCATTACTTCCGCACTGACATCAGACTCATCGAATGTATTCCGGTAGATCTGCAGCAGGGCGAGCAGAGCATTGTTCTCAAGCAGTTCGTTATCAGTCATTATCCATTTCCTTTTGCGGTCGATGTTTGGGTTCACTGGTGAGATGCCATCCGTTGCAGAGTTTGCAGAAGAAGGCACGTTTTGGAGTTTTGCTTCTGCGGGATCGGTCTCTGATCCGTCGCATTTCTGCGACGGCTTCAGATTGTTTGCCCCATCGCCGTTTGCCGGTGAAGAAGCATTTCGACGCATCACGGAGCGTCATTAGTCCCACTCCGGCACTTCGAATTCCCGTTCAGTGACGATGGTCCAGCCAGCGTCGAGTTTGTCCTGAATCATCGAAGGCTTGCTGTACCACCCTGCTCGGGGGGAATTCGGATGCTTCAGCAGCGTGTACTTGGCCTTCGGCACAACCGGATCGACGAAGTCAGAGGTTTGCCCGAGGTAGACGAACCAGATCGAACTTCCTTTGTATCCCGTATGACTAATCGTGTTGGCGAAAATCTCCTGCGGTTCAATCGCCGGATCCTTGTACGAGATCAGGAAGTGTCCGGTCTGCGCCGGAGTCCCGAATGTCCATGCACGAGTTTTCGGCGTTTCTTCCAGTTCGTCCTGGGAGACCATCCCACTGCAGACGCCCCTCACTCTTCCGCAGTATGGGCATTTCCCTTCGTGCCACCCTTTGAACGTCGTGAGCGTGCAGTAGGAGCATGGCAGAGGTTTCTTATCGGAACTTCCGACGCCCAGAGGAAGATCTTTGCGTTTGCAGCGGACTTCGAGTCGTGCGCCGTGACAGTCGATGTACCCGTAAGAAATGTCGTCGCGCATCTTCGGCTCGACCAGCGTCATCCCCCACGACGAAACTGTTCCGTTTCTCATAATCCACCGATATTCATCAATGGCGACACGTCGCGGCACAACATCCTGCGTGACCCAATCATTTTCGTTCATCATTACGTCGTTTCCTTTCGTTCATCATTGCATCAGCCATATCAAAGCATCTCTGAGCGTCTCTTTCGAAAGTCGCCTCAGAGTCAATCCAGTTGAACGAGGCGAGCGCCTGCCCAGCGAACCAGTCGAGCAAACTCATACCGCGCAGGTCATCGATCGTATTGCCGACCTGCACGGGAAACGCCGATTCATCGTGTTCATTCAGCATCTGTATTCTCCTCAATCCAGCAGTCAATTTCTTTCTTCAGGTTCTCCACCGTGGAGTCGTTGAGTACCGGCCCAGAACCGACCCATCCGTCCTCTGGTCCTTCGTAGGAGGCGTCGTAGCCTACCTGTGTTGCCTGAAAACGCTGGAAGTCGAAGTAGTACACGTCCGACTCCCGGATCTCCCAGCCCCTGTATTCCTCAAGCATCGATAACCTCCTTTTGCAGCAGTCGAACCAAATCCATCACATCGCCCCGTCTGTTCAGGTACAACCTTGTTTTCCGACCGATCAGGCAGACGACACGTCGTTCGGAGTCTTTGCCAACAATTTCGATCTTCACATCCGGCGAAGACGGCCAGTGAAACATCAGGTTACTGGGTTCAGCGGAGAAGCCCATTTCCGAGAGGAATTCCCATGTGATTGTGTTCAATTAACACCTCCATTGATGATTGAGTTTTCGACTTCCGCCAGTTCAGCGTACTTCCGCCAGTATTCACTGAATGCGTTGCGGATCTTCTGTCGGTTGACGGAATCAGCATGTCGGTAGGCGATAGCCAAATGCTTAGTGAAACCGCCGCCAAACAGTTCCATCTTCGCCAGGACAAGGTACTCGTAATCATCCGGAACATCCGGCAGCGGAGCGACCTCGACGAATTCAGCGAGAAGATCGTCCGGATGTTCGCTGTTATGGAACACTCCGCCTTTAACCGACCATGACTCGTCACCGGCGTAGAACCGCATGCTGCTGAATGACTCAGCTTCGACATCCTCTTCAATCGGCGGCGTAATCCACCCAGCCCGAGTCACATAACGCTTGCCAGCTTCAAGTTTCAGTCCCATCATCAATCTCCTTCAAAGTTCAAAAACACATGACGCACGCACATCATCGTCATTCCCAACACTATGTCAAGAACAACAGTAGTAAAATTATTCTGGAAAAGTTGTTTTTGGTTAGTCGGCGGATCTGTCGCGGCTTTTTGCCCGTTTTTTCGATGCGTACAGCAGGTACATATTCCAGTCCATCGCGGCTCGGCTGGCATCGAGTTTGGTTGTGAACTCGTCCTTCAGGTCCGGGAACACTTTGCCTTCCTCGGGCGAGACAGAATAAAGCCTTGGTCCAAGGACGTATCCGCGTTCTGTGGTGAGCCGGAACAAACCGGCCTGTTCAGTGACAATTATTCTGGTGTTGGACATGGCTCCTCTTTCTTCGCGTTCGCCGCACCTCGCATAATTGCCCAGTGCTTATTCAGTTTCATGCAACCACAACTTTTCGTCCGTCCGATACGGAGCATCTGGACAGTCACGGATTTCTCCGGAGATCCGCAACTGCACTGCACATCAATCACATAATGCGATGCGTTGGGCGACTTGGACGGATACCGCACCCTGTACGGCGCGGAGACGGTCGTCAGCAGGCCGAACACCTGGCCGACAACAACATCACTCGACCTGCTCAATGATGGATTCCCTGAGTCTCGTGGCATTCTCTGCTCCTCCGTCCTGATCTCTGTAAAGGTAAAATGTCCCCGCCCAGCGAGCGATTTTTGCTCGGCGGATGTAGAAGTAGTCATCCTTCTCGCCATGAATACCGAGGTGGCTTTCGGAGTTCTCTCGGATCCACTGAGAATGCAGTTCTGTGGCGAATTCTTCGGCTGTTTGTACTGGCTGCGCATCCATCGCGACGAACTCCCTTAATTGCTCTCAGGGTGCATTGCTCGCCGGATGATGGGATCGATTCGCTCCAGATGCTTCTTCATGTCCACGAAAGCCTCCGTCAGAATCTGAAAGACCTTGGCCTTTTCGTCCTCCAGCAGGAATTCCGCCGCCTCTGTTTCGACGATCGATACCGCCATGTGAATCAGTTCAAACGCCTCACCAAAATTGCACTTAATTTTCTCGGTCATCCCCTGATCCCTCCCACAACAACATCTTTCACGATGCTGTAAAAATCTTCCCGGCAATACGCGACCAGTCCGGTCACTCTCGCCATGTCCCTGCACGGAACGCCCGCACAGTATTTACTCCAGATCAAATGAATGTCTTCCGGATCCGTGATCGTCGCGGAACTGACAGCAGCCAGCACGAACGTGTCGTCGGCCTTCCATGCGGCCACAGAACCACTGCGAGTCAGGATCAGCCGGTTCTCGTACCAGATCTTCGATAACAGCTTCCAGATCATCCACGTCTGCCCTTCGACAGCGACTGCTGAGTACGGCAGCGAGTGCTTTTTCGAACAGAACGTCGTCGAGGGATAGCGTTTAGAGCCATCCCAGACGACGCCGTTCGTGTCGAGCGTGAGATCCAGTGAGTCGAAGATCTTGCGTTTGGCGAGCGATGTCACAGCAGGCCCATCTCAAAGTCCTGAACCTCGCGTTCAATCTCACCGAATCGCCCCAGGACCATCTTGGAGCAGGCGAGAACGTCGTCCTCAGTCAGCGGCATTTCATCGCCGTCATCGTTGAACACCTTGACGCTGAAGATCTTCGCGTCCCAGATTTCCATTTCTCCAGTGTTCTGCCCAAAGCCAAGGATCGCATCGTCTCTCTTATCCGGTCGATGCCACTTGCACTCGTAACTGACAACAGCCTCCCCGAGGATACTGTCGGTGAACATGAACTCCTCGAAGATCCACTGCCCAGACTTCACGCCACAGCCCACACACGCCACTTTGCGATTCACTGCGAACATCGATTCGTCTCCTGAAAACACCAGAAACACTTTCCACAGACCGGACTCTAACGGCAGTCAATTAGTTTGTCAACTATTTATCTACCATTTTCCCATACCATCGTCCTTCCAGTGGGCCGGACCTGATATGTTTCTTCTGGTATCGCAGTTTTTCCATGCATTCGGTCAGCATTCGGCTCGGTATCCCGGAACCAAAAGATCCCCGGTATCGCTTCATGAGTTCATCGAACTTGATGAGTTTCCAGACTCGCTCTTCATGAACATACAGGCCACTCGACGGATCCTCGGGGGCTTTGAAGCTGGCGAGATCTCCCATCGGGGTGAGTTTCAGGCGGCTTGTCCAGGTATGCATCCCGTGACCGCGTTCCACCGCTTCGTCCAGCTTGTCCATGACCGGACTCACTGCTCCGACCATGCTGGCAATCAGTGACTCGGTCTGTTCTGCCAGACTGTTCTCGAGTTTCTCTTCGACCTTGGCTGAGTTTGCAAGATATTCCCGGAGCCCTCGAGTGATCCCGTTCTCCCGCTTCTTGTCGTTTGCGCGTCCTTTCCAGATCGACTCCCAGTCCCAGATCGGGAATGTCCGCGACAACTGCCACTGCCCGTTCGTTTCTGTCTGGATCTTGCGAGCCACTGCCATCGGCGACTCGAACTCCAACTGCTTCATCAGAATCTCTTTGTCGATGTCCGGGAGCTTCAGCGAGACCAGTTCTTCGTCGGCCTTCGTGACGAACTTCATCGACCAGTTACTCTGCCACTCGTCGATCCGGTCGATACTCTTGGCTCCAGACTCCGCACGGGGATCAGCGACCATCCGGATTCCGTGTCGATGCAGCCACCCGCCCAGCGAGAGATCAGAACCCTCCGCAGGCTGAGGATCAGTCAGGTCCGTGTTCGCCTCGATCTCCTTCTGGAACTCGCCCAGCATGAATCGCTGAGAACTCTGGAAGATAGTGTGCAGTTCGGCCTCGGTCTTCGGCGGATCGCAGACCAACAGGTTCGCCCCGGCGAGCCACATCCAGACCTGATCAATCGCGTCCTGCTCTTCGAGACCGTTGATCCCGTACTTCAATAATGCATCCCGCCAGCAACTGTTCGCATACTTCAGAAGGCTGTGGTGACGGGCGCCAGGGCCGATCTTTCCCATTGGCGACCGGAACTTCGTCGCGTCGGTCGTGGACGCTCCACGAGGAGCCACGGAGCCCTGACGAGCGTACTCCTCGCACAGGTAATCGACGACATGCTGCGGCAACTTCCCGATCGGGATCTCTGCAGGTGATTTACCCTCAATCCACTGGTAAGTTTTCCCGCTCGGGTGTATCGATGGTGGAGCGACCGACTGCGTCTCTTTGCCTTTGCCTCCGAAGCGAAACTCCAGACCGCTGATCGTCATGTTGGCGACCGGCGGCAGACCAGAACACCAGCGATAAATTCTGTGCAGGCTTTTCCCGGAGGTGTAAGTCGGCGCTGGGTAATCCACCAGAAGAGCATCTGCCATCGCTCGACCTTCGAGCGTGTCGTCTTCGATGTCGATAATGGCTTGTTCTTCCGGGATGCCATGACACAGGCCCAGAATGATCCCGCAGTTCCACGGTTTCTCGCCCCACTGTTCGTTGATGACTTCCGGATCCTGCGTGGCTGATTTCCCCCATTGGTTGCCAACGGGATGCTTCCCCTGGGCTTTACAATCCTCGCGACCGCACGAACAAAGAACCCGATCCTGCTCGAAAACAGGGTAGTGCAAACGCACTGGATACAGCCCAAAATCAACCAATTGCAACACATCAGTGGACAAAACACTCACGGAGAATCTCCTCATTCAAAGTTCTTGGCATGGTAGCCTATCCATCGGAATAAAATCAGTAAAGTCTTGTCCTAGAATTTTTCGATAATTATTCTTGACAGTTGACTTGACTTCATTAGGATGCCTCGCATGTGGATTATTGCTGTTGCGTTGTTGGTTGGATTCATTGAGTTTTTGAACGTACTTGCGTTCGGGGTGGATCCGGATTCATTTTTTGGTTGAAAGGGATTTCAATGCTTTGCCTTGCTCGGAAGAAAAACCAGAAGATTCTGATTGGCGACAACATCGTCATTACGATTGTCGAAGTAAGTCCCGGAAAGGTCGTCATCGGGATTGATGCGCCAGCAGACATTGCTGTGCATCGGCAGGAAGTGTGGGACGCGATAGAAAAGGAGAGTTCGAATGGCAAGTGAAGTCTTTGCTGTACCGGAAGAACATGTCGATGACATCATCCGTATGATGATACTGGGACTGAATGCGTGCGGTGGCGGCGTTAGCAACGAAGTGACTCTGAACGTCCGCCTGTGGGCAACCCAGCACAATCGTGACCTTGTGAGCATACTTGATGCAATGGTCGTTCGGTCAAAAAAGAGGGCTGCGAAGAGCAAGAAGGACCGGATCATTGAGCAGTCGAGAAAGAGAGGTGGGTATGCCACGAAAAGCACGTAAACCGCCCTCTGGCAGAGAGTCAGCCGAGGTAATTGAGGAGGCCCGTCGCCTTTTCTTTTATCATTCCGAGACTGGAGTGATTATTCGCAGATGTTACTGGCAGGGAATGAATGTCGGCGAGGATGCCTGTAGCTATAGGCGAGGGCGTACTGGAGTTAAATACAAATACGTATGCATGTTCGATGGAAAGTACGCGGCGCACAGAGTTGCATGGATGCTGCACTATGGGTCATGGCCTTCTACACTTTTAGATCATCGCGATGGAGACGGATGCAATAATAAAATTGAAAATTTACGTGAGGCAACGAAGGCACAGAATGGATCAAACGCATCAATCAATAAAAGGAACACATCGGGAGTGACGGGTGTGTTCTGGGAGAAGGCCACTAAGAAGTGGCGAGCGGCCATAAAAGTGAACTACAAATGCATAAAGCTCGGACGATTCGTTTTATTTTCCGATGCTGTTAATGCCAGAAAAGAAGCAGAGATAAAATATGGATTTAGCGAACGCCACGGAGCAAGCAAAACAGACTTGGAATCACCAACCACGGGCGATAGACTTCCTTGACCGTACTAGGTATAGCCTGCTTGATTGCATAATGGGTGGCGGGAAGAGTTACATGGCTGTTTCCCACATGCGCAAAGTCTCCACCACCGGCAGCAAGCGCACAATCATCCTCTGCCCGTCAGCGGTCCTCGGGGTTTGGAGACGTGAGTTCTTTAAGCATGCTCCCGAAGAGTTTGACGTGATCGTCCTGGATAAAGGTTCGTCGAAGGACAAGGCACTGCTTGTTGCTACGTCCATTAACTTGCAGAGATCGCACCAAAGGCCGATAGTGTTCGTCGTGACGTATGAATCCTTTTGGCGACCGGAACTCTTGAAAGTGTTCTCGTCGTTCACATGGGAGAAGATTGTTGCCGACGAGTCGCATCGACTGATGTCGGCTTCAGCGTCCTGCAGTAAGCATGCATGGAAGCTCGGTTCTCGCGCTGGGTCGAAGACGGGGCTCACCGGAACTCCGATGCCAAACAATCCCGGCAACATCTTCGGCCAGGCACGTTTTCTGAACGATCAGATCTTCGGTAAATACTGGACTGCGTTCAAAAAAGAGTACGCCATCATGAACCAGTACATCCCGCAGAAGGTGGATCAATGGGTCAATTTGGAACGGATGAACGCGAAGATTTCCACGTTCCGGTATTATATTGGCCCAGAAGTTCTCGTCCTGCCCGACAAGCAGGACATCGTGATCGAAGTTGGTCTCAGCGCAAAGGGTCGTAAACTTTATGACCAGATGCGGAGGGAATCGATGGTCGAGATCAAGCGGGCCATCGAGAACGCATCCGGCGAAACCACTGAGGAAGTCCGAACAGCCGTCGGATCGAACGGCGCTGTGCAGTTCCTGCGACTGCTCCAGCTTTCACAGGGGTTCATCAAGGACACTGAAGGCGAAGAGCTCGACACTGACACAGAGAAACGCAAGGTGCTGCTGGATCTGCTCGAGGACATCGACGAGCCGGTCTGTGTTTACGGGTGGTTCAAGAATGATCTGGCGATCGTGAGGCGATGCTGCGAGATCCTCGGTCGACGATACGGCGAGATCTCAGGCGCACGGAAGGATTTGACGGATCACGCGACGTACCCTGACAACATCGACATTATGGGCGTGCAGTGCAAGTCCGGAAGTTCCGGAATCGACCTGACTCGGGCTCGCATTGGGATCACCCTGAACTCGGGCCTGATGTCTCCGGGAGATTACGATCAGATGATGGCTCGCCAGTATCGGCCTGGGCAAACGAGGGACGTGATTTATTACCACCTTGTGACGAAGAAGACCGTCGAAGAGAAGCTGATTAAGGCACGGCAGGAGAAGCGAGACATCGTGGATGCCCTGCTGATGGATCTGTTTGATGAGGATGTGTTCTGACTAGAGGAATTCCGTTCCGCTGCTCGTTGCAGAGGATCGGTTAAACAATCCGGTAGGCGCAAAAACAAAGGAGAAACGATGCAATTGAAAGCTGATGATGTGCGGGCAATGCTCGCTACGAAAGAGCCAGTCGATGCTGTGTTTTTGGTTCCGCTGAGCGGTGATGATGTTGGTGCGATGATGATCAAGTCGCTGGATGCTGGAGAATCACCTATGGTCATCGCGAAAGAGTACAGCGGGAATGAGCGATGCCTGTCATGGAAGACGGTTTGTGAGCAGTATGAAATTGTCAAGGGCTGAGAGTAACCGCGGATGTGGGGTTCCGCTGCTCACGGGGAGTTTGCGGAAAACATCGGTGTTTGTTTGAAAAAGTGGTATCGCTGTTGTTTGAGGTTTTCATGACAAAGCACACTCCGGGACCGTGGTTTCTTGGCGTAGACCTCAGTCTGAATTACTGGCCGACGCATGGCGGATGGGCTCCTTTACCGCCGACAATTGAAAACAAAAAGCTGCAAGCGTTGGCTCCTGACTTACTCAGGTTACTGAAGGAATCGGTCAGCACTTTGGCGGCATCTCGTCGGCCGATCGAAGACTGGCTTAACGAATCGCGGACGCTGATTCAGAAGATTGAATCTGAAAAGTAAACGCGGTTAAACAATCCGCTAGTCGCAAAAACAAAGGGATTCAAATGGCTGAGAAGAAGTGTGAAAATCGCGCAACACTGCGACGAATCTGGCCTGACTCACCACCAGATTTCGTGTGTTCGGATCATGCCAGGGGGTGGCTGAACATTGCGAAAGCAATGGGGGTGAATATGTTTTTGGAACCGATCTTTGAAACCGATCGAAAGTGCTGCAATATGGTTCAATCGGCGGAATGACAGAGGTTGTGGGTTCCGCTAGTCGCTGGGGAGGAACGATGGTCGAAGAGAAATTCGTAGTGATGCTTCGCATGGATGCGGAGCGTCAGGTTTGGCTGGGATACAACACATTCGGGAATCTCGGAACAACAGACTTCGGGTATGCGTTTCGGTACGACACAAAAACACAAGCGGTGAACGCACTGAAGAAAGCCAGGCGGCTGAAATCATGGCCGGACGCTGTTGTCCGCAGCACGCTTGATCAAGTCGCAAAGTGAACTAACAGCGGCATTTCATCCGCGTGCATCGTGGCACTAACGAATTTGCCCCGAGGCTGAGCCGTAAAACGCTATGAAGCCGACACAGAATATCGGGTAGTTCGTGACAGCCGGAGAGACGGCATGAAAATACCCAAAGGCTCCGGGCAAGTCGAAAGATTGCCGCCCGGCGTGGATCTCGACCACGGAACGAAAGGCAGGCCGGTAGCCTTCGAGAACCGGCAAACGATCGGCAGGTTGGTGGTGAAACCCGATGGAGGCGAAAGCCTGTGAAGTTGGTCTGGAGTCTTGAAGGCCGGTTCGCACCCGGAGCACTCAGGCGTGTGATGACGACACGGACTGAGGAGGATATTACACGAAGCTACGTGCAGGACAGCCAGTTGCTGGGTTCAATTCCCGGCCCGATCTCTTGGTTAAAGTAATTGCGGAGATGTGTTCCGCTGTTGAGGATCGGTTCTGCACTCCTCTGTCCCTGTGGAAATTATGGAAACATGACAAAGAAAACTATTCCGGAACCATCAGAAAAACACGATGTTCGCGTTATGGAACTGATAGTGATGCCGAAGGGACAGCCGACCTTCAGCGAAATGGCAACGCGAATTGCGATCGACGACGAGGCTGGCGGCGAGTACGTTAAACTGACGCAATACGGTGGTCACACTGATTTATCGAAGTTCATCGCCATTGATCCGGATGAGTGGCCCAAACTCCGAGAGTGCATTGATTACATGATCAGCGAGTGTAGGACCGAACAAGAGTAACAGCGGGGCACACTACCGATGGCTAAACACGAGTGGATGACGGACGGAATAAGTCTCGATGCGTCCGAAAAGATTCTTGCGGAATACGAGTCGAAAGGCTGGGAAGTCGTCAGCATCTCATGGGATTCCGATACCGGAGTATTTATGGGAGTTTGGAAGCGGCCAGTCGTTCACAGTGAGTCCGTGTATGATGTCGTGAGCCGGTTGCGGTCGTGGATCAGAGACTACGGAGACCAGAAGCAACCGTATTTTATCGCAGATTTGAAAACCGTTTTGGATGCGATTTCAACAGCGGAGTGACTGTCCACAGTTGAGGTGAATGATGGCCAACGAGTTACAAGCATATCAGCCAGTGAGAGTGGATGCTGTGCAGTGTTATTCGTACCGATGGACCTGTCCGGCGTGCGGCGTGATCAATGCGATGCGGGATCACACTGATCCAGATTGTTATTGCCGCACCTGCAAGATGCAGGTGCGGGTAAAAAAAATCGAATACGAGAACGGCGCAGTCACTAATTTCGCGTGACAGTAGCAGAGATTTGAAATGGACGCGATTGAAATATAACCTACAGTTTTTCTTGACTTCGTTTTAGAAATGGAATACCGTATGCCGAGTATTGGTGAGTTGGCCCGAAGGTTCGAAGTGCTGCTGGATCGAAAGAACAAGGCGGCTGCAGACACAAGAGAAGTTTCCGGAGAGATCGAAAGTCTCGAGCAGGAACTTCTGGATAAGATGGCAGACGAGGGATTCCCCAGCATGAGGCTGGAATCCGGGAAGACTCTCTACACGAGGGTCGACAAGTTTTATGCGATCAAGTATCCCGATGGAGCGACCGAAGAACAGAAGGCCGAGACGAAGCAGGAATTCATTCGGGCACTGGCTGATTGTCCTGATACGTCTGACATCGTGAAACGCGACTACAATGCGGCAACGCTGCGGTCGCGGATCAAAGAAATCGAAGAGAACGGCGAACAGCTTGACCCTTCAGTTCTGAACCTGATCTCGGTGATTGAGAAGCCGAGAATCTCTTATAGATCGTGAGTTTGAAAATGAAGATTACCAAAGGACTGACTCCTCCGGATCCCGCGAAAGTTGGTCGTCCGCGCGAGTACAACTTCCAGCAGATGGAAGTTGACGACGCCGCAGATATCAATGCGTCGTACCAGACTGTCTATGCCTGCATTCGCCAGTTCAAGAAGAACGACGAGTACAAAGACTGGTCGTTCCGCATTGAGAAGATTGGTAAGTCCGAAAAGAAAGTCAGGGTCTGGAGAACAGCCTGACGTGCCTTCCAAAGAAACACGTCGTTAAAACTACAGGACGCTGAAGGCAATTTCAGAATGCAGGAGAGTACCCTGCCGTGTTTCTGCGGGATTTTAATCTTCTTCCTCTGGGTCAATTGGCAAGCATGGAGCACAGCAAAAGAAGGAATAACTCAGTTCTACCCAGCATGCTGAGTTCTGAGGCGATCATCGGTTGAGTGGCTGAGAACACCAGGCCAAACAGATCGCGTTTCGGATGTGCGGTTTCGTCCCGTCAAGCGGCGTTACTCCTATTCTCGAAGGTGTTAAATATCGCGAGGTACGCCAGTTGGAAGAGCGGCCTGCATCTCAAATATCCGGTGCGTCCGGATCTTCGAGAGGCAGGTGTGTCTCAGGTTCGATTCCTGGCCTCGCCAATCGTCGTCATTCGACGACGTACTCAATGTTTCCTTTTGAAAGGTGTTCAATGTCCACAGCACTCGTGCAGTATCAGAAGTCCGATTTCTCAGTTCTTGCCGATGGCAGCGAATTGGCAGCAGCAATGCTGGAAAACGGCGATGGAGGGGGATTTCTTGAGTCCGACTTCCCCCGAGTCAAAACTCCGTCCGGTGGTGGAATGTTCTGGACCATCAACGGCGCGAACGGAATGGAATCCACAGCAGCGATCGAAGGCGTGATTGTGTTCCGATGCCAGAAAGGAATCCTCTGGAAGGCCGATGAAACGTCCGACGACAAGCCTGTGCTTGTCTCTGACGACATGAAGTACGCTCGGCTGAACATTCCATGGGCAGAAGTTCCTGCGGATATGCAGCAGGTTCTCCCGCATCACGAAGTACCGACAGAAGTTCTCCGGGAAGCCGGAGCCCTGCGTGAAGATGCTGACGGGAATCCCGTCCGCTACTTCTACTGGGATGGCCCGAACAAACTGCCTTACTGCGAGTTCGGAAGCTCGACAAAGGCTGGATCGAAGGGCAAGAAGGCGAAGGACTATCAGATCCTGTATGTTCTGCGAAAGGCCGAGGCTCTCCCACTGCGGATCCAGCTTGGCCCAACGTCGATTATGCCGATCCGGAAGTTCTTCCGACAACTCAACGTCCCTCACACAATGGCGTATGTGTCGCTGGGACTGAAGGTTGAGAAGTCATCATCAGGTAAGGATTACTCAGTCGTTGTTCCGCAACGAACGGGTACTCTGGATCCTGCGACAGCCTTGGTGATCAAGGAGAGGTACAAGGAAGAACTCGAGCGGATGCATGATGCAGGACGACTCAACATCGTCGATTCTGCTGCAGAGTAATACTGAACGGAGTCCGGCGGAGCCAAGGATGGCTCCGTTTTTTTATGCGCTGACACCACCGACCAGAATCCGGCAGTCCAGGTAATCCTCATCGCCGTTGCTGATGTCGTACCCGACCGTCACAATTGACTCGTCGTCCGATGAGGCTCCGCCCGAGATCGTCATCTGAATCGCTCTGCCAGCGATCAGTGTGAGCCCGCTGCATCCTGAATCTGATTCGACAACTGTGTCAACATCGATGGTCGCTACGTCAGTAATGGTCAGTGTCGCATCTACAGGATCTGCCGTTGGATTCGAGACAGTCACCAGAGGAGGCAGTCGCTTATCTAGGTCGACGTAAACTGTGATCGTCGCGCGACTGTGTTTGCACAGGACATTGCTGGACTCGTAGCAATCCGGATAATCAGACATCACGTTCTCTCCCTGAATCGCCAGACACGAGGATTACGGGACGCCGCGAACACTCGAGACACAGATTCTGCACTAAAGACTCGCTCTCGTCCAGACACCGTCCAGCCTACCGTCGGGACTGGAAGATCTCCCTGCTCGACGAAATAACTGAACGCGCCGTGCCACCGGGATAATTCATCGTCGGTGTTGTTCGGAAATGGGATCGTAACGAATCCCGGCATCGCAACCCCAGCGGCAGCGCTGCGTTTTGCTGCCGTCGTCGTCATGCGTCCTCACCCTTCGTGAACGTCGTGCCGTTATCGGAAGTCCCGGAAGTCCCGGCCACTGTCGTTGTGTCGTCGCGATATAGAGTTCTTGTCGTCGCTGTCTGAGTGACCTTGTTGCGAGCGTACATGAACAGCCAAGTGAGTTTGTCCTTGAGGCTGGATGTTGCTGCTGGAGGAGCAGAGAGTTCAGCGAATGTGTCGACTGACAACACATCCAGAACCTGAGCGTTCACCTGAGCCGGAGTTGCCAGAGGTGAAGTTGCTGCAGTGATCGCAGCTTCGACGAGTGACTGGTCAGCGGGATCTGTCGGGAGGTTATCAGTCTTCGCTTTGATTGCAGCAATTTCTGTGTCGAGGAAGTCGTCGATCGTGTCCAGTTTTGTGTTGACCGTAGAGAACGAAGACGCGATGTCAGACGCATCTGCTGGGTCTGCAGGAAGATTGTCCGTCTTCGCCTTGATCGCAGAGGTCTTGACTGCTTCCGCCGCAACAGCCGCAGTTAGTGCTGGCATTTCCGTATCCAGCAAATCATCAATCGTGTCCACGCTTGTTTGAGTTGATCGACTACTCACAGTGGCATTAAGATTGGTCGCAACAGTCGTGTTGGTTGTTCCCAGATCCGTCGCGAGCGTATTGGTCCACTGTGTTGTGCTAAGTGCAGTAGCACTCGTCGCCAACCCTGCTTGTATCTGACTCACAGGATGAATGTGCAACGAAACAATCGCAAACGCCACGCCGTTCACTGGTGCCGATGTCAAAGCCTCCTCCAAAACAATCGTCTTGGTGGCACCAATGTAATCGTAAATCGCCCGAACCTGTCCGGCCAATGCCCCATCCGTGAACACGAGCATCGAATCGTTGTAGAAATTATCGACTGACGATGTGAGTCCAGTGACGAACGTGGTTGTGGTCGCAGACGCATCAATGACAGTTGAGTCGATCTGCTGGAATGCCGTCGTCTGTCGCAGTCGCTTACCGGAGGACGTTGCGACGTTGTGCGTGGCTCCTGTCAATGGCTCGTCCCAGATCAGGTCAACCAGTGTGGCTTTGTCAGCGGAGTCCAGTACCACTGCTCCCGTTCGAATGGCTCGCACATTCCACGACATCGCATAAGTCGCGGAACTGGTCGTGGTCCCAGTGACAGTAGCAGACTCTTCGAGCGTGAAAGAATCGCCCTCGACCTCAGACGCTGGATTGTAGCTGCAATCGTAGATTCCAGTTGTTGCCGAACGCTTCGTGATCGTGACTGAGTCGGCTACTGACGCCCCGTTTTTGCGTACTGCAACAGTTGGATCGCTGTCCGCATCCTTGAGCACCATCGTGTCTGGATTGCGAGTCTGGATGACCCAGTACAACGTGCCACCGACCTGAAAAACTGCTGGTCTCATCCGATTACCTGCTGATACATTGGGTGTGATGGTCGCCCTGACGACAGCGTGCCAGTGCTGTTACCGAGGTTGTACGTCGTTCCGTTTCGCACGTCGCCAACTGCTGGCAAAAGTCCGCTGTAATCAGTCGGGTAAAACGTCTTGACCGTCAGTGCGGAGTTAGCACCCTGTAAAGTGCCGGTCGTGAGATTCGACAGAAATACTTTTCCAGCGATACCTGAGACGCCTGTTGTGGACGTTCTCACCGATCCGACTCTGGTCGTGCCGCCAATCGAGCCAAACACACCAGCAGCAACGCCCCCAGATGGTGCCCCGATTGCATAGCCGTTCACGGTCAGAGTTCCTGCCCCTGAGTTATATGCACCAAAACATGTCGCAGTAATCGTTGCGCTAGTCCCGCCGATTGCGTTGCCGCCGACAGTAACCGTGCCAGCAACACTCAGGATAACACCAGGTGCAGACACACCAGCGCCGCCAGTCACGTCACCGCTAATGGTTACGATTGACCCTGCCCCGGCGACTTGCAGCCCAAAACACGTCGAACCGGTGCAATTACCAGTAATCGCTAACGTAATGTTCGCGGCTCCAACGAGCACTCCAGCCGCCGACGTGCTGGAACCGCCAATCACATCTCCGACAATCGTGTTAGTGGTGTTCGCTGCAACTAACTGCAGCCCCCATGAGTTAAGTGATGACCCTGACGTGTAGGTTCCAGTGCCAGAAAAAATACCTGCAGAAACCTGAATTGCGATCGAGTTTGTCCCGCCACTTCCGCCTGTCGAATTTCCGACATGGGCGAGCGAGCCAGCGCCTGATTTAGTTACCGTTGCAACGGCGTTTGTGGTGGATGCTGTGACATTGCCCGTCAATGTGATCGTTCCGGTGGTGTTACTCAATGCGAGCGGAATTGTTGTTCCAGCGATGACATTTCCACCGATCGCAGTCCCCGCCACGTTGCAGGTGAATCCACCGCCAGCGACTGCAGTCGTCCCTGCCGTAGTTCGCCACGATGCTGCGGTACGAGACGCTGAAATCGTACCCGTGAATCCGTTCGCATACAGGTCGTCACCAACTGCCGGGAGCGTGCTGCCGTCCCATCGTGCTGCGACTTCGATATCTCCAGATGAGACTAGATATCGTTCGGCCATTATCAGATCCCCTTAGCAGCGATGAACGCACCCAGAGCCGCAAAGATTGTTCCTGCACACAATGCCAAATCAGGATCAGTCTGAGCAGCCTCAAACGCACGCGAGACGTTGATTGATTCCTCGCCCTTGTCGCGAGGAGCAAACTCGATTGATCCGTCCTGAAGCTTGCGGTATCGCTTTAGAGACAGCGATACCGACGAATCAACCTCGCTGCCATCGACGACGACGCCTCCGATTGCGAGCGAGAGAAAAAGACGATCATATTGCACGTCTGGCTCTTGGATCACCACAGGGTTTTCTGTCAGGATCGGCATCAATTAGACTCCGGAAACATCATCCAACCAAAGAAGTGGCAGGTTAACACGCCAGCGATAAAAGCCAGAAAAGGTCGCTTCGAACAGTTCGTAATAAACTGACTGACCGACTTTTTCTCACCACCGCTCACAACGCACCAAACGTCAAACAACGCTATCGCACAGAGAAAACCAAAGGTGACTATTCCTGTGATGCTCATGACCTACCCCCACGAGGAGCGGACTACTTAACCACTGTTGTCAACAACTTATCCACCGACATAATCACGCCCCGGCACAACTCAGATTCTGCAGGAGACTTCTCCTGCGCCATCGCCTTAATCTTGCTGTCCTTCTGCTGGATCTCTCGCATGCATTGCTCGTGAATAGTGAATCCAATCGACCCTGAGTAGACAGTCATCGCAATAATCAGGATAGCCAGCATACGACAGTGAGACGCCATTCGCTCGAACTGACACGACACTCCATCGTGGTAGATCAGTTTGGTGCTTGCAACGGCAATGCTAACCATGAACCACAGAAAGCTCAGTTGTATTGCCATTGAACGCTCCAATCACATTCGCAACAGCCCAGCCGAGGGCAATGATAATCGCCGTGACGCCCACTGCCCAAAATAGCTTCGAAGCATTCCGTCCTGAAACAGAAAAGCCCATTCCTAAAGGAAGCCGGAAGTCAATTCTGTCAATATTATCAGGTTTTTGGTCATCGCTCACCTGAAGCATCCCTTCTCACCTGCAGCATCCCTTCTCACAGGAATTTTCTTTGCCAGCAAATCCCTTAATGGGACGCAAATCAGTCTACAAATGGAGTCAGTCTTTCGGAATGGACAGCGTCGTGAAGTGCCAAAGCAACCCACAATTCGATCCCGATAACCTGCTCGTTTGTGAAAGTGTGCGTCCCGGAAGTGCCGTCTGTGAGATGGTTCCAGACATCTGAGTCCTTTTGCATTACAGTTTTCAATGGTGTTTTCTCTGTATAATTGCTGCGGACCCATTTGTCCAGGTCATCTTTCGACCTGCGAACTCTGAGATTTGCCCGCACCTCCGTGTGCGAAACTGTCCCAACCCATACCTTAACCGGCTTCTGATTCGGTGGAACCATTAGCCAGAACGTAGGATACCGCTCCACTTTGGGAAGCGGTCCTCCGGCGATCCGGTACTGCGGATTCTTGTCGATATCGACGAACGTCACCGAAACGCCAGCATCCTCAATCTGCTTCTTCTTGCCGGACTTCTTCCACGCCTGACATGGTCCGCACCAGTCTGCGGTGAACATTAACAGGTACGGAGGGGCTATCTGTTGCGGTTTTTCAGCGTAAACGCCGGTCGCCGAGAAGATCTCCGGAGGACCAGCAAAACAACACAGAAGCAGGAATACGACGTTTTGCATGATTACTCCGCTTCGAAAGTGCTGGAAACGGCATAAAACCGATGCCGACCAAACGTCTGCTCAAAAGAATCCCACGTCAGCAGGACGCGACCCTGATCCCCGTAACTCACGCTCCACGAGTTGCAGGCATCGTAAACCTCCTGCCCACCGACAATCCGGATGTCGTCGCAGTGGATCGCATGGTTGCCTCCGCCCGAATCCGCTGAGGCAATCCCCTGGGCGTTCAGCCGCTGGAACTTCGATCCGGCCTGCACAGCAACGATCACCGGAAACCCAGCAGCCAAAGCCGTCCGGAATCCCTGCTTCGTCTGCACAGCGTAGCATTTCAACCCACGATGCTTCAGGGCTTCCGCCTTGGCGTTCGAAGGCTGCTGCTTGGGGTAAATCATGTTCCACGGAACCAAAGACTCTGGTGGGGCTCCATGCGTTCCGATGACCTTCAATCCACTCTCCAAAGCAGAGCCATTGTCCTGCCCGCCGTTGATCAGCGAATAGATGAACGCCCCGGAGAGCTTCAGTTTGTCCTGAATGCCTCGCAGATATCTGGCCTTCGACAAAGAACCAGCGCCTGCATATCCGTTACAGCTTCCGTGACTTTGCTGGTTCTGGATCCATTCCTTGCCGAACACAATTCGGCGCGGAGTTCTGTCGGCATTCGTAACGACTCGTTTGATGTCAGCGTCATCCCAGACCGGATGCTCCTGCTCAAACGTGTTGAACGCCGAGACGAATCCCTCCGGAGGAGCCAGAGATCCGAGTCGGCGTACTTCGCCAGTCTCATCAATGATCTGTTCGATTTCTTCAGACACCTTTCACCCCCAGTTCAGAAAGAATTCTTTTCAGTGAATCAAAATCTTTCGGCAGAGGAATGACTCGGAGAATCTTGTCCGTTTCCTTGTCGCGAATGATCATCGCTGGCAACTCAGAAGACTTCGCGTCTTCAATTGCCTGCTTACCCTTTGGCTCGGTGGTCGCAATGTCATAAAGACGCCAGTCGTTACCAGCGTCTTTCAGAGAGTTCCAACTGGTCATCGCATTCAGAAGAATCGCCGTGTCAGGCTTCCTGTTCTGAACGTCCTCGACAATCGAGATAACCACATTCCCCGTTGGGACTGGTGTTGGTCCGGGGATCGGTCCAGGTCCCGGTGGTGGATTCGGAGCCTGACCCATGACAGTGATCTTGTGACGTTGAGATTGTGTCTTACTGATCGCCCCTTCAGGGACAATCAGCATTTCCATCTCGCCGGACTTCAACGCATTCACGAAGTACAAGTGTTTGCTGGTGAACGTGCGTGTCTCGACCTTTCCAGTCCCGTCAGCAAACTTTCCTTTGACCTTCATTGGCCTTGCACCGTCGTCTGAATCGACCTCAACTAACCCTTCCGGAAAGTCAAAGATCATCAGCGGCCCCGGCGATTCGATGATCAACCAAGTCTCTTCACTCAGGTGCGAAACAAACTCAGGCCCACGTTTCGGATGCGGAGCAGGAACCGGATGATCTTCCTCCGGGACATCTTTCTCGTCGGCAACCGGGATCGTCGGGAAGATGATCGCCGACCCAGCACCGATCTCGTCGGGAGCAGGCAGCAGGACTGTGGGATCCTGTAGCACTGCGAACAAGGCTGCAAAGCAGATATTCAACAACGCAAACTCTTTCATAGCCCCTCCGGTGCTTCCGCGCAACACGCTGCGACCGTCTCTTCATCTGCAGATAATGCCTGCTCAATAATCGCTCGAGCGATATCGAAGGATTCCAACTTCGTCATCTTCTCGTCCGACTCAGAACGAACACGTCGCGCCGTTCGTTTCAGTAGTGCCTGCGGGCTTTTCTCCGCATACTCCTGCAGCTTCTTCTTCGATTCCGCAGGATCCGGGGAGTCGTTGCGGTTCCAGCACGAAGTCAGGAACGGAAGAACCTGAGTAATGATCGTGAGGATGGTAATCGGATCGAACCCAACCGAGGGATCGACGCGATCCGCAGCCAGTCGAGCTTGCTTGTTCAAATTGTTCATGAGACGCCTTTCTGAACTGTTCGTAAACGGAACTACTTTGCCTTCGCCTGCTCGCTCGTGACGTTGTTGTCTCGAGCAGAAATTCCCATCCACAGCATTCCGAATGCAGCAATGACCTGAGTCAGGTCGAAGACTGTCTTCGGGTCTGTGTCCAAATAGCAATTCGCCTGATGCAGGAGAATGCTTAGCGCCGCGACGATACCGGCGGCGGTTGTTTTCCAGCTTGCGTTCATATCGATCTCCTCAAAGGTAAGGTTGCCACTGCCCGAGGGCGTCTCCATCGAAGTGCGAAGGAATCACACGATGGCTCGGGCAGTGGACTTAATCGGGACTGATGCTTGTCACAGCGCAGGTAAAACCTATCGCTGACGCCCACATCAGGATGCCTCCGCTATCCGAGGCTATAGTGAACGGAATTGCAATCCAGCATGATAAACATACCGGACAGCCAATTCCGATTGTCACCCAGTGCTTTTCGCCGAAGCGAGCCTTCACTTTCTCACGGATCGCCTTAAACAGACCCAGCGGGCCATGCGTCAACGCGATGGTGAAAGCGAAACCAAATGTTGCCAGCCAGCAAACTAAACAGTCCATGATCATTTCCTTCGACTACGGGCAGAACCTTTAGCGAACATAACTGCCTTAGATCGCGTGGGCTCCAAGGTACACCCATTCGCAGTCGCCGTGAGGACTTGGGTTTGGCAATAGCGAGCCACTATATTTTGCTGCCAACCCTTCCACGCAGCCAGTTTTATCTCAGGAGCATCCACTTCTGAAGCCGAAATGGGGTTAAAATTCATCTGATGCCTGCAGTAAATCCACTGCGGAGTGTCGGCAATCCTGAATCCTTCGTGCCGGATGATCGGAGAATCCGGGTTTCCATACTGAGTGATCTCGAACAAATCCTCTTTGTTGCGCCAGGGATGCAGGGCTCCCTCGAAGAAAATGTACCCGTGAGGCATGTGCATCTGCACGTTCCCTCGCTCCGGCACAAAGCCCATCCGCATTCGCTGGACAAACTCCGGCCCGAGGAAGTCGTCGTCGCCAATCGTCGCTTCGACGCGAGCCGGAAGATCCATGCCTTCCTTCTCGTGCATCGGGATCAGCCGGTCAGTCACCGACCGGAAGGCTTTCTCCCGCCGCTTGAAGTACGGATCCATCGGAGACTGCTGCAGGAAGATGACCGCTCCTCGAGCAACCTGATTCTTCAGGCTCGGGATCAGAATATTCTCAGTCAACGAGAACCGATACCGTGAACTGTCCGCCTCAGAATACTCAGACCGAATGTTGAGATACACCGGAACCTGTGCCATCAAACTTTTCCTTGTTGGCCGGAATCATCTCCAGCACACTCCGTTTTGAATTTCCAGCCCATGATCGCGACTGGCGATTTCCTATGGCCATTCCATGTCCAAGCGACGAATTGGCAATCTTCGGGTTCGGGACGTAATGCTGGATGAGGCTCGGCGAATAATGCCAGATCGACCGACCCATTGAAATCAGCGTTCTTCCAATCCATGTGTCGACCGCTTTCCGCTGGTATAGCTTTGTACTCGGATTGCCAGCTTGCATGTGCGAGCCACCCCATTGACTGATTGATTCGTTGTGAACCAGTTCTCGCAGCACATCAGCCGGGAAAACGAGAGCGAGCGCACCGACCAGATTGCTCCGACTGGACAACGGAACGCTTTCAACGATCCTCGTTTTGAACAGTCCGGGAGAACCCTGAAAGTAATGCTTCATCGCCGGACAGTACAGCGACACACAGCCACAGTCTTTCGACGGCCACAGATCACGCTGAAGCAGCGCATGCACGTCCCGACAGAACAGCCCGTCATCCTCAGCGATCAGGATTGCGTCGTGATCCATGGTGAGCAGATCTCTGGCAGTCTGCAGCCAGTTCTGGAAGTTGCCGAGAGAACCGTTCGGCGACCGCTCAAACTCACAGGGCGACAGGAACGACCGGCTGTCTGATTCAGTCGCATGGTGGATCAGGCTGAACCCGGATTCAGCGATTGCCTGCGAACACTTGTTAAGCGTTGGCTCCGGTCTCGGCGCAGACAGTATCCCGACTGATATTCTCACTTCAGTTTCTCCGCCTTGTATTTATCCTGCTTGTTCTCACGACGATTCTTCAGCAGCATCATCCGATGCTCATTGCGAATCATCGCCTTCTCGGGAGTCGTGCCATCAGCGAACGGAGTGACTCGTCCGCACCAGTTAATGAACGGAGGGCCGAGATGCAGAACTTCGAACGGTGGTCGAACCTTGTTCGACTCTGACCACTTCTGATGAAAGAACGAGTCAGCGCCGCCTGCCCACGTCCAGTCCGTCTCATGCCACGGAGTCTTCTGAAGAAAGGACTCGCTGGCATGGAACAACTGGAAGTAGCCTGCGAACTCCTCGTTGTTCATCGCTCTCTTCGACTGTCGCCATAGGCGATGTTCCGGGATCTGCGTTGGGATCTGGTGCAGAATTCGGCGATGCGGCGTGTAGATTTTTCCGATCTTTGGAACCCATGCGAGCTTGTTCTTCGGGATGACGATGTCAGCATCAATGATGCACATCCAGTCGTGCCGACCGAAAACATCAAGACCTTCTTCCATCGCTGCAAACTTATTGAACACAGCGCCGCCACGGTAGAAAGCATCGCTGATGTGGACATGACAGTCGTTCTCCTGCGCGAGGCTGATTGTCTGATGGTCCTTGACCGTCGTGACGACCATGAACTCGCTGAAGAACTCCCGGTTGTACGGAAGCGTCAGAGCGAGGATGTCAGCGTAGTCGACGCAGACGGTGATGCCTCGGGGCTTGATTGCTGTCATTCATTACTCCAGATTGAGATCTTGAAAGAAGTTCTTCCACGGATACAAGCAAATGCCCGTCACTTCGCGACCATAAAGCATTCTGCAGTGCGGGATCTCAACCTTGTCCCATCGTCCAGCGTAAACATCTTCAAGGCAATTCCATCTTTTGATCGCGCCCATGTTCCCGGTGACTTGGTCGTCTCCTGCCGATCTCGGCTTATTGCCGAGCGATTTGTCTTTTCCGCAGAGACGTTTGAGCCTTGCTTTTGAATCCTCGTATCGCCGGAATGGAGCGTGTAGGATTGGGAGAGAAAAGCAGGATTCAACTGGAGCAGGGCTACTGCCGGGAACAGAAGTTACATGGTTTCCTCGTGTCTGAGCGATGTTGAATTCGCCATTCGAATATCGGATGGCAACATGCTTCCAGTGCGTTTGTGGGCAGAAGATACCTTTACGAAAGCATCCGCTCGGCATGCATGTTCCGGGGTGTTCTCCGATCCGATACGCATCAGGAGATTCTGGGTAAAGATCAACAGCATACGATCCGACCGTTCGAACCTGTGAAGGCAAAGAGCATAGAGACTCTTTCACCGTCATTCCGTTGAATCCATGAAGGAATTCATCAGCATCCAGCGAGATCACCCACACGTCGCCAGAAGATCCTTCGATTGACTTTCTTGCCAGATCGTTTTCTTTTGCAATTCGAAGATCATCGTCATAGAAAGCTGTTTGGTAAATCTCTCCAACCTCAGCGCCGCAGGCAACTGCACGAGAGACTGACTCGTCTCCAGAAGCATTGTCAAGGATCAAGACTCTGTCGAATCCCTGCTTAAAGCAATTCCTCACGTTTGCTTCGATGATATCGCCGTCGAACCACGTTGAAATGATTGCGACAACAGACGCCGGAGATGCCGTCAACTCATGCACGAAAGTCTTTGGAGTCTTAATCACCCATCCTACAGGAGCGCCGCCATTGAGCTTCTTGTTGCGATCTTTTCCGGGAACAGGAACAGCCATAATTAACCTCCGGGGCTCGTGCATCTCTTGCAGATAAAGTTCTCCTCTGATTCGATGTCTCCACGAACCTTCATGACAAGTTCGCGGTACTCAGAGGAATGAAAGTAATCCAGCAGGCCGATGTCGTTGATGTTCGGCAGCTTAACTTCGTGGTGGTAATCCATGCAGCACAATCGCATAGATCCGTCATGCATGAAGTGAACCCATTCGTCGATCCTCGAGCAGTGAAACTTATCGTGCCCCGGTCCAATATCGCGGACCTTCCCTTTGTTCAGATCGCAGGCTCCACGGTCTTCTCTAAAAAGTGTTCCGGCGCGGTCGTGAAACTCGAATGAATCGATGGACACGTTCTTCCTGTTGATGGAGTGCTTCTTAAACATTCCCTCCCAGTAGTCAACGTATTGCTGATGGGTGAAGTAGACCTTATCAACTGCCTTTGACCTTCCAGCGCCCCTGATGCGAATCTTGAATCTCCCGTCCGACATCTTCAGCAGACGAATCAGATTCTCCGTCGACTTCTGATAGTCGATCTGCATAATGTGGTGGAGGGTCTCTTCGTTGATTCCGTGATGGCTCACCCAGATTTCATGTTTCCTGCCCTTAAAGTTTGCGAACAACTTCTCTGCAGTCGCCTCAGTCAATGCAGCGCCGTTCGTTGAAACCTCAACGGCGATATTCGGGAAGCATCTGTAGATGTCCTCGATCTTCGCAAAGATCGACTTGTCTATCAGAGGCTCCTGCATCAGGTACGGGCAGAATTTCGTCAGCGAGTCTGTCCATGGCCGGAGATTCGCTAGGATTCGGTGCCACGTCTCATCCTTCATCATCCCCGGATGCTTAAAATGCTCCGACTCAGAGTAGGGACAGAACACACAGTCAGCGTTACATCGGCTGTGTGTTGCAACCTGAACGTACCGGATCTTCGGAAGCCAACCAAACTTCGGGACAGTCAACTGCGGCAGAAGACTATTTGGTTTCATGATTTTCTTGTCCTGCAAACGACGGCATCGTGAAACTCTCCGAAACCGCCAGGGATAATGTCAATCACGTCAACAACACCTGACCATCGATCCCTGATATAGGATGGAGTGTGCGCTACATCTCGGTAATAACCTTCTGGAACCTGACCTGAGATATCCATGTTTTCGACGCCAGAGTCTCTGAATCCTTTGGACACCCACTCTGAGAAATGAGGTTCATCAACGAGCCACGTCGCCAGTTTTGCAGCATGCGAAAAACCATGGACAGAGATCACAAGAAGACCGTCTGTTACGCGATTCAATTCTCGCAACCAATGATCCTGTTCTTCTTCTGAAAGGTGAGTCATCACAGACCACCCATACGACAAAGAGAAATGCCCGTCCTTTGCTTTTATTTCTCCAGCCGGAGATATCGATTCGAACTTTCCCCAAGGCATTTTCTCAGAACACCAGTCAATGTTGACTGAATCAACGTCGACACCGCGAAAGTTTTTTCTGAGTTTGTAAGGTGCGTGGCGTGCGATCCTTGCGCATCCAACTCCCCACTCCAGAACCCTGTCTCCGACTTCTCCATAGACCTCAGCAATATTCATCAACGCGACCATAAGCGATCGGCCACTACTGAGGAACTCGTCCATAAATTCCGATGCATCCGTTATGTCTCCACAGAGAATGCGTCTCATGTTTTGTGCGGATGGGTATGGAGGCGAGTTCTCTTCGGGAACTTCTATGGAAGGCTTTCGAATCTTTGTCCATGACTGTGCCAATGACGAAAGATTCCTCGACAAGTCAGACATCTCATTCCTCCGTAAACTGACCTCGCAGCCAATATCGCTTCATCTCGAGCCCATTCTGCAGGACTGCGTTTTCAGCACATCATTAAAATCAACCTTAAATCTCTCTGATACCTCGCGTCCATCCGCAAAAACACTTTTGCGATAAATCTTCCGGGTAGAAGAAACAGAGTCTTTGTGTCTTATCCATGACCATCCAATGTCGTTTGACACAACGACATTCTCCCATGAATCAATCTTACAAAAATCGTGATGTCGTTCTCTGTATGAATGCCAGTCTCGGTCGGTAACGCACACACAAAACTGATTCTTCATGTGGTAAATCAGGTGATGCTTCCGTGTGTAAAATACTGTCCCTCTCGGCCAAAGAAGGACAGAGTCACCAAACTCTGTTGCGTATGCCGAAGTTCGCTCGCAGAAGTCAAACGAAATCACATCGTCATCGTCGAGCCTTTGCATTGCTTTTCGTCCACCTGGAAGACTCCAGTTTTCTCCTATACCTCCGAAGAAAGGCACAACTGGACATCCGGTTGACTCAAAAGCATTTATCCGAGACTCGAGAAGAGGATCAGACTTACTTACAAGAATATGAATCACAGGCTTAAACGACTGAGATGCCAATGAAGGAATTACTGTTTTAACAGACAACTCAAGTCGACGAGAAGAAATACTTTTCTCAGCATAGGAGGATCGAACCATGATCGCGTAATACATTCATTCCTCCGTAAACCGACCTCTCAGCCAATCTCGCATGGTCGGCCTCCACACGTTGCTCTGGTAGTTCAGAACATTGGCATCGATCTCATTCAACTGGCGAATCATCAGCGGCCTCAGTAACCTCCTCAGAAACTGCGGGTACTGAACACCCTGCCAATTGCCTCCGTAAGGTATCGGCGTGCGATCCAATTGCCAATGATTTTCGTACAGTATTTCGAACAGGTACAAGTTATTCGGGAACCCGTACTCGGCGAACATCTGCTGCAGTTTCGCCTTCTCGAACACATGCGGAAGATGAGTCCCCGCCTGGAAGTTGCCTCGACCATTCGCAGCCAGCGCGCCGAACGTGAGCTTGATCAGCCGATGCCACTCTCGCTTCGAGTTCACCCGATACCACGGGTCGTACCGCAAGACCCTGAGATCCTCGATCGACGTTGGCTTCAGGAAGAACTGGTCGTCCATCATCCAGACGAACTCTTCGTCGATCTCTGGATGAGACGCAGCCAGCATGATCTTCGCCTGCGTGTCTCGGAACGCGATGCGTCCCGGAAGCTCTCGCATCTTTGTCAGGCGATTGACTGGTATGTGATGTCCCTCATACCAGTTCGGCTTTTCGCCGATGACTGTGAAGGATGTCGTTCCGGTAAAGTTCTTCCGGACGGATGCCATCGACAGCCGGAGTTCTTCTCCGTTGTCGGGACCGATGACGTTCAAATACACGAACTGGGTCACTTCTTTTTCTTTCCACATCCGCATCCGCCAGATATTCCAGCCTTCGCTGAATTTCGCTTCTTCTCTGGAACAGAAGAACTGACAGGGGCAGCATTCCGTTTTATGCCACCGCAGAAAGCTGGAGGATTGATGACAGGATTATCCGGAGCCGTCGCTCCAAGTCTTCCCTTTTCCATTGCAATGAAAATATCTCGACCGCATGTTGACGAGAGATCATTTGTGCCACTGCAAAGCGAATGCAGTACAGTAGACTTCTGCATTTTATGTCGTGCGCACCACCCGGCAGCAGGGCACTCACAATGAGGATTGCTCATTCGTATACCGTGATTGTTATTGTGGGGTTAATCATACTGCTTCCACCGCAACACCCGATACCACCAGTCGACCCAGAGAAACTTGCATATATTGGAACGCATGCAGCAGATGGATCTGTGTCAAAAAATCCGATGCATGGCATCCCGATAAATTGGATCTGATTGAATGGGCATCCCATCCGAACCTCGAACGAATGGCCACACATCATACCAACCCCGACCCACTGATTCAGGCTCCACCTAAACACCATGGGCACAGAGATGTCAGGGCAGTCAGGGCATGATGTTTGTATCGAAGCGTAGATTACAGTAGGAAATGATGTTCTTTCCTCTGTGCAACATTGAGGAGCTTCAACAGAGCAGTCATTAGTACACGATGAACATTTTGCGTCAATGAATGCTGTGAATCCCGGATTGTCAGCCGTTGCCGGAACCTGAACCTCCCACCTCGCTTCAGGTCTCGGGCATGGGTTAATGAGGTCGTCAATCAAAACAGGCGGAGTGGAAGTGTCCGTTATGATTGATCCAGTGCTGCTTAGGAACAGGTAGCACCGCATGTCACCGCACGTCGCCCCATTGCCTGAATTGAAGAACGGATTGAATTCGGCGTCTTGGTAATTCTCAAATACCTTGCGATAAAAAACGCACTGGTCTATGACCCCATTCAGATAATTCTGGGCATTTGATTGACCGCCAAAATAAAGATTCGAAGCTGTTATTGGAACAGATCCATAAAGCACATCGACGCTCGGCTGATAGTTCCCAATCTGAACGCCGATCATCTGAAAATCGTTATCTATCGATGCTGTTAAAAAAATCCACTGGTTTACACCATAGGTGGTGCTTAATTGAGGCGAGTCTACGGCACTGACAACTCCATACTGATCTTCTGTTTCAAACCGAAAAACGTCAGAAGCAGTCACGTAATGAAGTTTGTAGGCGTCGAGCTTTTCTACAATTGTTTGGTCTTGCGACTTTGTAGACAGTTTCACCCAAAGAGAGATTGTTGCGTTGCAGTTACTAAGCCAGATGTCAGGACTGTTTTGGACCGTTAACTTATTGGTCCCATCAAACAAAGCGGCATTTGCAATCTTCCCGGTTGTCGATGTAACCGTGTTGTCTGAGCTTGTGTGGTTGTCTCCGTAAGAGTCCAGTCGAGATCCTGAAGTCTCATCCATCTTCCAGCATGAAATCATGAGATCCAGAGGAGCGCTAAGATGCCCAAGCGACACTCTTATCCCAGAAGCTGTTGTCCAGCTTGGATTGGTAATCACTGAATCGCTGGCCGAAAGACTCCCGGATCCACTTGCTGATCCGCTGGAAGATCCACTCGCTGAGACACTTGCAGAAGGCGTCTCGTAAAGGCAGGCGATTTCAGAACTGCTTATCCTGATTCCAGCAACAGTGATGCACATGCATTTGCAGATACACGTACAGTTGCAGCAAAAGTTCTTTATCGGATGCCGGTCAAGTATGAGTCCGCCCGCTCCGTCAGAGCATGCCTGTCTTCCGGTAATAGCAATATGATTTGCGCGGGATAGGACGATCGTGTATCCGCCGACAACAAATTCAGTTCCAACACCGAATCCAGCGTCTCCCAGATCCCTGTCTGTCGCACCATCAAGAGGGTCGTCTGTATGGGAGAGCCTTCGACAAAAGAAATTCGGACTGTTCCTTGATTCCTGATTGATTAATACACAGGCTCCCGGTGTATTTTCGTCGATACCGAGTACCGCACTCCGGATACACAATCGGCATTCATCTGCAGATACGATGAAATGGAAAAACAGGTCAAAGACAACTCCGTTTATTGCAAGTTCAGAGCCTGAAGTGATCGGCCCGTAGAGTGGCTGCTCAAGGCCAACTGGCGCAGGAGGGCAGTAAAGCCTGTAAATCGCAGTAGTCTGAGACATCGCATCACTTGCGGATGCCGAGGCACTGGCTGATGCTGAGGCACTGGCTGAGTCGGAGCCCGGAGTCTCGTAAACAGTAACGCATGCGTAATGAGGGATGCATGAACAGCAGAACCTCTGCCAAGCCTGTGATATCTCGAAGTCTGTGCCGTCGTTAGCCCAAACCCGAGGAGGCCGCTCGCACCCGTTACAGCAGCAGTCTTTTGATGTTCCCTTCGCCGTCATTTAGAAAATCACATCGCAAGAAGGATTTTGGCAACACAAAGCATAAATTTCCCACACAGGGTCAAACGGAGCCGACCCCTGACGACAGACGCCCTCTGCCGTTCCTTGTGTATATCTTGCCCGCCCTTGCCTTGCGAACAGTTCTTCTGCGGGCTCATTCAAATAGCATCCCGACGGATCACACACTTCGACCACGTTAAGTTCAAGTCCGGGAACTCCGAATTGTCCCGGAACGTCACGGATAGTGAACCCAGAATCCCAGGACAGAATAGTCACAAGGGCAGTCAGATTATCCGGATTCGCATCTGCAATCTCAAAACGAATATCGCGAACGCTACCCTCGGCACCCGAAGAAACGACTTCCCACCTCTTCGAGTCCTGATTGAAGAACACGTAGAAGACATCGCATTCGCTTTTGCTGGAAGATGTGACTACCGATGCACTCAATGATCCGGAGTTCGACGTGGAATTCGAAGCAGATGCAGACGCAGACGCACTCCCCAAATCACAAAACGCATTTACCAAACCACCAACAGGGTCATAAGCCAAGAACGATTTCTCAGCGTCGTCCTTGCCGTGGGTGCCTGACCTGCGGTTCAGCCGAACTTCTTTTACCAATCCAGACGGGATGTCATCAGCCCAAGCGGCGATGTCGGTCGGTGTTTCTGAAACCACGAAGTCGGTAACTGCAACAACTAACTTCATCGGCTGAAAACGATTTGTCGCTGACTGATTCCCCAGCGTCTCATTAACCAGCGACGATCCATTGCCAAGCGAGATGTCTCGGCGCGGACGAACAGATTCGCTGATGCCTTCGTTAAGGCGTTCAGCGGTTAAAGGATCTCCGGGAGTCCATCGCTTTGGTGTTGTCATAGGACTGGGTAGAATATGTCAACAAAGTTTTTTAGGGGGAACAGTGGATCTTCCATTGCGTTGTCAACGGCGACACGCATCCACTCGCCAGGAGAATCGTCTTCAGTGTTTCTGTCGAAGAACAGATGGTTCCATCCGTAGGCTTCGTCATCATCATCAGGGCACGGGTTTGTATCACTGTAACTCGCCGTTGGCGTAGGTCTCTCAATTCGCTTCTGCTTGAAGACCAGCTTGAGAGTCGTTGTATTCATGTTCGGCGGGGTGACGAGAGGAGGAGTGAGGGGCACTCCGAAGCCTCCAAACGCATCAGTTCTTTGCGACCTGTCTTCCTGATAGTCGATGAACATGATTGTCTCTGGCTCGTACTGCCCGCACCCACATGCTGCCGATAGGTCCATAACCGGCGCATCACACTGCAACACATCACCCCAGGACTGATCGTTCACGCTCCCACGAAAGTTTCTCAGGTGATTTTCGATCGCGCACAAATACCTGATTGGTACGTTATGCCAGCTTACGATAATGTCGGCTTTTGGAATAATCTTGTACGCATAAGAGTCTGCTTTTAACTGACGGGCTCTCTGCTCATCAGTAGTTGTGCTTGGCAGATCTCTCCAAACGAGATTTCCGTTTGGAAGCGTCAGCATCTCATAGGCCGGATTTCTTTCCACGGAAAGGCATGTCCCCGGAAGAATGTACTCATTAGGTTGCCACACATTGTCGACAGTGCTGTACTGAAGACAGTCGCATGGGTTCTCTGAATAGCCGATCGTGACCTTGCATAAATAACCGTTATTATCGTCATCCACAGGAAGAACAAGGTCAGGGAGCCAGTGATTCGCTTGCTGCTCAATTGACGTGGGATTAGTGATGAGCGTGTGTTCCGTAACCTCATCCGGAGAAATGAGATGATCGTTTCGGAACACGCATTCACTCAGCGACTCGATACTGAACGCTGAGGCAATTAAATTTATCTGCCCGTACCGCAGAGATCCACCGTAGTCAAATGGATATGGCGCAGGAAGTTGAGGGATGTACGGATCATCAACGAGATCAAGGTCGTAGAACTTCCCGATCATCCGCAGGCAGAACTCTTCCGCATGGATGCACGGAACACTGAACGTGCGAGTCGCCGTAACCTTCCCCGAGGAGAAACTCGGCATGATCGATGGAAGCATTTCCTCGACGGGAAAAGTGTATCCGTTGTACATGCTCATTGTGCTCGTGCCCCTACATTCAATTTTCTGACAGCGTCGGTTGTCTGCTTTTGCTCGCCGACAACCGGGGCGACGAATCCCTGCATTGCTTCACGGACACCCTTGTTGACTGCTTCAGCGATGTCGTTGCCCTGCTGTGTCGTTTTTACCTGAGATCCGGCCCTTAGCATGAATTCAATGGCTCCAGCGCCGACTCCTCCTCCAATTGGGAGAGTCCTCACGGCAGCGTCAATATCATTTGCTACTGGACGTTCTGAGCGAACTGCGTTTATGCCAGACTCCATGTCGTTAAGCTGGTTTGTAAGTCTTTCAAGAGCCAGCGTATTTTTATCGAGAGGATCTGAGAGTACGTTTTTTTGCAGCGACTGAACATACGCCTCAAAGTTAGTATTTGAAGATCCACCTCTCTTTGCGTCCTTTCCTCTTATGCGGTCAATTTCTTCGAGTATGTCTTTTCTTTTTAGAAGAAGTTCATTTTCTGTCTGGAAACTCAAAGCCTCCTTTAGTGAGGTTGCTCTTTTGTCGATTTCTTCTGTTCCAAGTCCAAGTTGCTTGGCTCTTAAAGAGTCGAACTCGCGAACATTTTCAATCAATGCTGCATAGGCTTGAGACGTTTTCAATACTTCAAAAACATAAAGAGCCTGATCGCTTGCCGTTCCATTTATTTGCCTCCTGATAATCTCTTGTGCCGATGAAAGATCCTTTACCTTACCTTCTGCGGCAGCAAGCCCATCAGCGACAGACTTTGAAAAGCTATCCATTTCCGCAGCAATTTTTTCAATAGAAGCAATCTCACTTTTCATTTCAGAAAGAACAGCAACAAGATTCTTTCCAGCTTCTGAATCGCTGAGGTCAAATGATTCTGATGTTTTTTCAACAACCTTCAGTAGCTCATTAAAGCCATCTACGGTCTGTCTCAGTTGAACCTGATCTGCCGATCCATTGATGCCATTCTCTCTTGCTTTTCTCAGACCATCGTAAACATCCGAAGTTTTCTGGATGACGGGCTGAAGTATTTCCAATTCATCTTTTGCTACGTTTGCAAGAAAATCACTCGTTGAAGCACCAAGACCAAACGCACCGAATCCCTTAAACACAGAGGACGAAGACCCGGAAGCCGAAGCATTGTCAATGCGGATCTCAAGCGTCCTTTTTCTGTATTCTAAAAGAGAATTAAACTCTCTGATCTGACTCAGGACTTTCGATAAATTACCTGTTTCATCTATTCCTTCAAAAATGCCCTTCAGCGTAGATCCTTTATCTTGCGCGTTCTGAACCTGATCGGCCAACTGTTTTACAATGTCCTTCAATTCTTTAGCATCGTTAATCGACCTCAGGAAATTTTCTCTATCCAGTCCGAGTCCAACATCAAACTCAACTCTTGCAAAATCTTCTCGAAGTACGGCGCTGATATCTTCGAATTTCGACTCGATGTCATTTAGGCTTTCGAGCCACTCAACAAGTTTTGGAAGAACTGTTATTGCCAATGCCGATCCGACGCCAGCAATCAGCGGAAGCCATCCGGCAAACTTTGCTCCAATCGTAGCCGCAATTGCCGGTGCTCTTGATAGGTCATTCAGAATGAATGCGATGTTATTCGACGCACCACGAAGTCCTCCAGCAACGCCGTTCAGACTAAACCCAACAGCAAAGTCTTCAAATGCCTGACCAAGCTGATAAGCGTTGTTGCTCAGCGTGTTCATTGAATTAGAGACTTTCTGCGCCTCTTGATACGTCAGTTTTAACTCGAGGTTTTTCGACGCAAGGTACTGTGTTGCGTCAGAAAGTTCTTTCACGCTTATCTGTGTTCCATCGAAAGCAAGCGAAAGCCGACGCACTGCTTCTTCGGCACTCTTGACTTCAAATTTCATCAAAGCGATTGCGCGTCTTGTGTCTGCATTTGCAAGATTCCCACGAGTTAATGAAGCCTCATACTCGTTTGAAATTCGCCCTGTGCTTATTTCTTCTCTGCCTCTTTTCACTTCTAAGTCAAAATCTTCCTTCACAGTGGCGCGGGTAGTCTTTACCTGCAGATCAATGACGATCTTATCCTGCGCTCTTGTTCGAAGGTCATTGAGTTGTGCTGCGATTCTTTCAATATCCGTTCTGGCAGCAGTAACGTCTACCAGACTTTGCGCGCCAAACGCTTGCTTCAAATTGAATTTTGCCTGATTCAATGCAGTGGTCAGAGTTTCGAATTCTTGAGTCAGTCCAGTGTCTTTCGCAGCAGTGACTGTCTTGCCGACTGTTTTGACTCCCAGAAGTGACTGACCAGCAGCAACACCCTCTTGACGGAATCTGAGGTTTCGGTCCAGTTCAGCAGCATCCAATCCTGCAATTGATCTTTGCACATTAGCAGTTTGGCGAAGAGCATCGAGGTTCTGCAGCCTAAGATCAATGATCCGTCGGATCGCCTCGGCCTGCTGCGTTTCATCGCTTTCTGGCGCGCGTGCGATTGCCTCATTCGCCTTGACTCGATTGGTTATGTCCTGCAGGCGACCTTGAATGTCTTTGTCATTCGCAATGCGAACGTCGACTTCAAGGAATGCCTTGTCTCGCTGGAACTCGAGGATTGCCTGGCGAAGCTGATTCCGAAGATCGTTGGCTGCTTGGTTGGCCGGATTGCCGCCACCTCCAGAAGACCCCCCACCTCCGCCTCCCGAGCCTCCGCCACTAACATTCGGAGGACCGATCCTCGGAGATGGGATGGACGCTGATGAAAAGACGCGGGTGTACTCGTTGATTGCTGCGTCAGCAGACGCAGTGATTGCCGCCATGAAGCCGGGATCAGGCTTGATGTTGACGAATACGTCAAGCAATGATTCATCGCCGTCAGCCACTGATCGTCGCTCCTAACGCAAGGTATGCCTCAACCAATGACAGACTCATCGCCTCCCGGAGTCCGATTCCGGCGTTCTTTGTCACTGCGAGTGCCAGCATCTTATAGCGATTTCCATCAACGACATCCACCGGAGCTTTCTTCTCTACGGTGATGGTTGTGGTTTTTGTGGCCCCAGCGTCTGGCTTTGTTCGCTCGGGCCATTTGAGTTTCCCAGCGTGTTTCCTTCATCCGTAGCAAACAGTGCCATCTTTAAGCGGGACTGTTCCTCCGGAGTCGCTCGGTCCCAGAGATCCTTGACTCGCTGGATCCCTTCCTCCCAAGTCTCTTCACGCGGACCCTTGTTCGTCTTCTTCTTGAGCTTGCCGCAGCGCCAAACGTCAAAGAAAAAGCCTTCAAGCGATCGGTCGTACTGCAACTCTTCCTCGATCGAAACCGCCGAAGAGTTGCAGTAAACCTGCTTCATCGCTAACCCGACGAGAACTTTGTAGTTCTCCTCGGTCATTTCCTTGGGGAAACCAGAGATCAAATCCCACGGTCGAGTCCTTCGAGCCTTGATATGCTCGAGCTTCTCAACGTAGTTCAGCAACCTCTTCGGCTTCACCTCAATCGTTGTTCCGCCAAGAACGACTGGGATCATCCGTCACTCCTCAAATACTAAAGTTCTTCAGTCTGTGTCGTTGGCTCATGCAGCCACTCGTCCACTTCAAACCCGTAGTTGTAGACCACTGGAGAATTACCAGCGATGTCGAAGTCCACCGGAACCGACACAATGCGAATGTTCGCTTCGTAGTACGGATCAGTCGGCGATTCAGTGATATTGTCGCAGTTAACCGACCACATGATGTGGTAGATGCCGTTGATGGCAAACGGATTCGGAGCAGTTCCGTTGTGACACGCAATCGCAAGATTGCCTGCGCTGGTCACAGTTCCGCAGGCCGTCTTCTCGTTGCCTGCCGTTGACGAGGTGACGAGCTTTTTAACAGCCGATGTCTTCGTGAACGAAACTCGCGTGACGTGCGGGATCGTGTCCCATGACGCTGAACTTGCAGAGGCAGTCGTGTCCAACATCACGCAGGCTTCCGAAGGACAGCACAGTTCACCAGCAGAAAAAGGCATTTCAAATCTCCATTAAACAGACGCGGAAACGGAATCTGAAGTCGACTCCGACTGCTTGTACGTCCCACGGAAAACAAGACTATAAACGATCACACCACCCGTGCCACTGCGAATCGACGAAGTTGCGTTTCCTCGCTGGCAAAAACATCCACAAGCCCCAACACTCACGCAACCGGCTGCGAACAGCCAGTCCTCAATGAGCGTCCGGTACTCCTGAGCTTTTTTCTGCATCGTGTCAGAAAAATAAGCCTTGATGTCCACCGTGTGACTCTTCTGAACTGAGGACGATGTCCGCAGCCCAGACTGAGTGTCAATCTTCACCACGACATACGGAAGACAATCCGAACATCGCTTCTCATTCAGAAAGTGGTTCTCGCTCTTGATGGTCGTGCAGTTCAATCCCCGAAGGGTTTCAAGAACTGCGTCTTCGATGCAACATGACATCTGACTTCCTTACGACAACCAAATTCTCAAGTGCCACTCCATAATCCCGGATCACGACGGCTTCGGCAATCTCCGAACTCAAGGCATCCACCTCAATTGGAGTTCCCGCGCCGTAGACAATGTACTTCATCAATTCGTTCCTTCGAAGGCTGCTTTTGCATCAGCCTTTATGTAAACCTTGTTGCGATCATAAATCTCATCGACCCATGGTCGTCTTACGCCCAGCTTTCGCGGGATTGTACCTTGGTCCCATTGCAAAAGGTAGTTCTGATCTCTTCTGGTTACGTGACTTGGAAGGAACCCCACATAACCATTAACCACACCAAAAACATCATTTGCTCCGCCGTCGATGTAAGTCGCAAGAAAGTCTGTCTGAGTCCCGCTGAATCCTTGAAGTGAAGTATTATTCGGTTCATTTACTTCATTTACAGGACCATATCCGTCTCTTGCATGTCCGAGATACCTATGAGGTATTTGGCCGGGAGGAGAATGCTCCGGAGACTCATCCAACTGTAGTCCGTATTTGTAAGCATCCGCCAAGTGTTCCGCTGCAGCCTTGACCGCCGCCGTCAACTTCCGGTTCAGCATCTCGATCACCCGATCGCTATGATCCTCGTACCGAGCAGTCAGCACTTTCCTTCTCCAGTCCAACTTTGAACGGAACAAATTTCCCCTGATCCGACACCCTAGTGATCTTGTAAGAACCAGTCTTCGTCTTCAGTCGATGTCTTGAGGAGGGTTTGTCACTAAGAGGCCATTTGACCAGATCTCCGGAATACTGGTAGACCAGATCCCGTCCGTCATTCCTCGACTGAATCTGCCCTGTCTCTGCGTAGATGCTTCCTTTGACTCTCGCAACTCGCCTGTAAACCGTTTCCTGACTGCAGTCGCAGTCCTCACAGTCTTCGACGAGTACATCGATCGTCTCCGTCAGCAGGAAACACGCCGCAACCGACCGAGCCCACAACTTCCACACGCAGAACGATGCCAAATACTCGGTCGCATAAACAACCCACTCACCACCGTCCGCATCCGTGATCACCGCTCCCGCGCCAACATCGACCGCGTTCTCCTGAGTCGAGACCCGGAAGATGCGATCGCTCATATGCACGTTCGTGTGATTGTTCGTTGCCTCGAACTTCACGCCCTTGGATCTGGCTGACAGGAACTCTGTCGATGCTCCGCAATACTCGAGAGTAATCACGACGTAGTCGCAGAACGCCGTCAGCCAACTCGTGCAGCCGCACGGGATTTCCAGACAACACGATTCCGAAGCTGACTCGCTCATCGCCGATACCTGCGATTCCTCCGAATCATCGGAGTCGTAATGCAAACATCACCAATGCAACTCACCGGAGTCACACACGGAACATGCACAAACTCAAACAAGTCAGTGGACGAACCACACTTCTTCGCTTTGTACAAATCCGTGTATGTCTTCAGTACGTCAATTTTTGCCTTCAGGCCTGGAGTCCTGTCCTCGGAAGTGTCGCCCTCTTTCGTGATCGAAGCCGTACACGAAGCTGCTGTGATCTCTTCCGAAAGATCACAAATCTTCTGTTCCAACTCTTCACACGAAAGACAGCTTGCCACCGCGCATCTCCTTAGACCTCAACAATTCGCCATTCACGTCCACTGTTCGGAGACGGCGCACAGATCTGTGCGAATTCCTTCTGGAATTCCGTCTCGTCAATCGGCTTCAGGACTGGCCACTTCAATTCTTTGTCACGCTCGACTTCCGTCCGGATCTTCGAGAACGATTCAAGGTATGCTTCCTTGACCGCGATCTCGCTGATCGGCTTCTTCGACTTCACTACCTTCGTTGGTCCGCCAGGACAACGAACAGCCCACATCGTGCTACTTGCCATTCTACACCTTCCTTCATGAACTGGAAACAAAAAGAGCGACGACGATCACTCGCCGTCGCTCTTCGATTCGTCATCTGCTTACCGCAGACTATGTTGAAGCACTGGAATCGCCGGTCAGCCAAACAGCCTTCTGTGGCTCTTTAACGTAGGCGTATCCCTTGCTGATACTGTCGTACTGAGCCACGATCCGACGACGTTGAGCTTCTTCGCTCAAGTTCAGTCGAGTCACTGCTGGGCGAATCTGATAGACCCACGCCATGAACTCAGGAATCTTACCGAAGAAGATCCACTCGTTCGCCTGAGCCTGTGTCAGACTGTATCGTGAGACGATCGCTGAGATCAGTCGCTGATACTCGATCGGGCTGAATGTCATCCCGTTCGCAACTTCAGGGCTCATGAAGTAATGAACCGTGTCGCCAGATCCCGGACAGGTCGCATCCTTCTCAACGCTGGTTGCGTTAAGGAGAGGAAGAATCCGGTCTCGAGTTCGCTGACTCGTATACACGTTCAGATTCGTCACGTCGACCGACATCGGGCGACCGTGAACCAAGTCTGTCATGTCGTAAAACAGGTTCTTCACTGTCTGCAGGTCTTCGCCGCAGGTCAGCGTCAAAGAGGCCGCGTTGATCCAAGGTCCGCCTGAACCATCGTCGAACGGAGTGCCCGTCGCGCCATCTTCGTAGAAGATGTCGTACAGAGTTCCGCTGCGATCGTAAGTCGCGTTGTAGCCGATCAAAGTGTCGACCAGCTTTTCTTCGCGGTACAGGTTGTGAGCGTCAGCAATCTTCGGAACCTGCTGAAGAGCAAATCCGTTTGGATCCTTGCAGAGTGCTTCGCGAGTAAACGCGATGCCTGCTCCGACAGTCTTGCCGTTCGGATGCTCCAGATAATCTGAAGCAATGCCGTACAGTGGGCTTGGATCAAGTTCGCACAACTCATGAACCTTGATGTCACTGAAGACACCCCAGTCCTTGAACGACTCTTCGCACTCGCCACGGCTCTCAACCGGAGTGATCGCAGAGAGCTTGTACTCTTCGCGAGGATTCTCCTGCAACGAGTAGCGGATGGTTCGCTGAACCATCTGATTGAACGTGCCGCTGGTCACGATGGCTTCCATCGCGTCCGAGCCCATGTTCATGATCTTCTCTTTGAAGTTCGGCCCGAAGTCCTGCTCAACGCAGAAATTCAAGTCGATATCGAAAGGCTTGATCTGCTTCGATTCAAGAGCCTCATCGAATTCTTCCAAGACCTGCTCGCCGTGCTTCTTGTAAGCGTCAACGACTTTTTTCGTGAGTTGGCGATTCGCCATTTTTCTGTCCTAGTCTGAACCTTGGAATCACCACCAAATTATGACTTGAATTCAACGAGAGCGTAAGCCTGGCTTTCAGTTCCGCTATCGTTCACAGCCTGGAAGATTTTCACTCCAGCAGTGTCGCTCTTCTGAATCGTGTCGTTGCTCAACAGATTCGATCCGGCAACCTTGCCGAAAGTGAATCCCTGTCCGCGAGTCCAAGTCGTCGGAGCCGCAGCACCGTTAACATCCACAATCTTGTAGGCTCGCTGGAACGTCGATCCTTCGCGATACAGAGCGAACGGGATGCAGTCCGGAGAGTCGTTGCAGACACCGTCGTCGGAGTCGATTGACTGCAGGTTCACACCCTGGAATTTTGCTTTCGCGGCAGTCTGCGTGGTCGCGAGATTCGTGTCCCATGCCTGATCCGTCTGGATCAGTGCAGCTTTCAGGATTCCGGTCGCACTGTCGCTTCCGAGGAAGTCGCCAGGGCACATATCAACCAGAGTGTCAGGAGGAGTCATGTGACGGATGTCAGTGACCGCAGGAACCTGACCGTACTGGTGCATTACTTCTAAACAGCGTGGCATGTTTCGCCCTTTTCAAACAAACGAACCGAAACGGTCAGTGATTACTTGCCAATCCCAAGGTCCGCCAGAAGCGTACCCTTCTTGTAACCGGCCTTTGTTCCCTGCGTCGGACGGTAAGCTGGCTTCTTCGCCTGCTCTTCCTCTTCCTTGACTGGGGTTTCTTCTGTGTCGTCCGAGTTGTCGTCAACCAGCATCGGGCTGATCTTCTCCAACAGCGAACTGAATTTCTTGCGAGTGCCTTCCTGCATTTCGCAGGCACACTCAACGATTTCTTTCATCAAAGCATCTTCGACGGTAACTTCCTCGAAGATCTTTGCGAACTCAGCAGACACTTCGCTCTGCAACTTCTCAGTCGCTCGCTCGGCTTCCATCGCGTCCAGACGAGCCTGAAGGCTGTCCTTCTCTTTCTTCGCCAGTGCGAGCGCGGACTCAGTCGCGTCAGTCGCCTGTGATTCTTCGAGAATTGATTTCACGAGTTCTGGATGCTTGTCGCGGAGTGTCTTCAGGTCCATGATCTCTTCTTCCTCTGATTCGAAAATGCCAGCAGTTGTCGCTGGCTTCGTGACAATGTCGACAGACCGGAGAACTTCGATGGATTCGACAATCATGTCCCCGTCGGCACCGACTTTTCCGGACTTGATCGAGGAGTTAATCGACATTCCCAACGACTTCGGAGCGTTCACCACGTCCCACAGGAACTGTTCTGCAACAGCATGTTTCGGATTGAAATGCACGTCCCCGAAGTAGCCTTCGCCAGGACGATACTCAACCTTCTGACCGACAACAGCGAATTTGTCCCGATAGGAGCGACTGGTCGTTGCTGTCGCTGGATGATCGATGTAAATCGATGTCCCCGGCAGTAACTTCATCGCTGACTTCTGAACTCCGGGTGTGTCGTAGTTGCGTTTGTTGAGACTTCTCAACCCCAGCAACTTGACTCCCCGGATAATTCCCCGCTCTCGATCAATTCGATCTTCAGCAATGGCTTCGAACGCATCTTCTGTTACGAGGATGTCACTCATTTGGTTCCGCCTTTGCCGCCCTTCGGTTTCTTCTTAGATCCGCAGCCACATCCCATGGCACTCTCCTTTTGTCAAATCGCCAAAATGACAATAAGTCATTTTGTACGAACTTGACAAGTTCGGTGCAACCGAATTTACACGTTTCGCGTCGGATCTTTCTTCGAAACGCCCTTTTCTTTCATCGGATCAGCTTTATTGCCCGCCGTTGGGCCGGGAGTGCCCATGTTTTGCGGTGCTTGGGGCGATCCCGCTGGCAACGGAAGCTCTGCCGCCATCTCCAACTTCCTCTGCGCGTTCTCGGCGACCGACTCCAGCCCTTCCGGAGCCAGAACCGTCTTGTTCGCGACGATCCCTCGATCCCACCAGTCTTTCATCACCTCGTGATCTTCCTGGCGGTTTCTCGTCTGAACTCGCGGAGGCTTGATCTCCAGCACAATCTGCATCACGTCGGCAGTCGTCAGATCGTGTTCTCCTGACTCCGCAGCGTACCACAGAGCCTGCTTCAGAATCCGCAGGTCTTCCTGAACCATCAAGCTCTGCTCATACCGCATCGCCTTGTGGAACGGCCCCTCCGAGACCAGCGTCGACGCGAAATTCCCCTCGCTGACGTTTGCCGTCAGCATGAATTCCGGCAGTTTCATGCCAGCAGCACACGAGCGGAGCAACGAAACCAGCGTTTCAATGTGGTTGCTGTTCCCGGCGCCCGTCTCTGGAAACTCGTACTTAATCTGCGATGGGATTGTGACGACTGCTGCTGACGGAAAGTCGAATGTCTCTGACTGTCCGCTGCTTCCGCCGCCATTTTGCTGCGTGTTCAGGTAACTCTTGACCGAATCGCTGGAGGGATTGCCCATAATCGTGCGGATCGCACCGAATGCCGCCTGAAACGAACTCGTCCGCATCAGATTGGCCAGCAATTTCTTCGCGAAGATCAATTCTTCGCGTACCGGCCAGTAAAGCGTCAATCCTCGAGGATCTGCTGACAGCACGTTTCTCTTGCGATGCTGAACCAGAATCTGATCCTGCGACTCTTCCATCTGCGGAATCGTGTCGCCCCGGTAATCGGCCAACACGTTTTTCCGGGTGACAAACCGCAGATCCGGATACCACACGTCCTTCAGGAAGTACGCGACCGGCTTTGCTCGCAAATCATTCGTCTTCCGGACGCCCAGCGAATCGAAGTATTCCTTCGAAGCATCATCCGGGTCGACGAAATTGCTCCTCGGATCGTCGTCGAGATCCTGCGGCTCTCCGAAATACACCCGCACCATCCCGTCGTCGTCGTAACTCAGCAGGTCGAACACCTCGCCGTGCCGGTCGCATCGCTGACTGACTTCCGACTGCCGTGTCTGCCACTGATTCTCCGCTGTCCATAGCTCGAGGAACGCCTCAACCTTGCGCACTGACTCGGAGTTCGGCTGATTCTCGTCCTTCGGCTTGACGGTGATCGCATGCCCCGTGTCGGCGATGTAGTAGGACCGATTGTCCTTCGCATTTGTGCCCCAGGGCATCCTGCCAAGCTGATCGCCGAGAACAATTGCCTCCCGGACATCCTGAATTGTCTCGGCAGGCTCGTCGCCACCGAACGGAAGCTGATCCCCGTTCGCGTTCACTCCGCCGCAACTGACTCCCAGTTCCTCAAAGATCCGCGCAGCGGCCTTCGTGGCGGCAATTGACAGTTTTTCGTTCTCAATGGTCCATGTCGTCGGCAAACCGTTCATCTGATGTCTCCTCGACATCAGATTACACAGGAAAACACGTCAAAACAATCTTAGTAAGACTTGTATGCCGCCATTCCGGCCTGAACGAGCAGGTCGTTCACGCAAATGTCTTCCTTGAACACCTCCGCCAGATACCTGCCGTACTTCTCCTGACTGTCCCTGATCGTCCGGATGTCGATCTGAGAGCCGGCCGGCACCAGGGTAATCAGATAGTCCCGAGACGCGATCCCCTGCTCCCGTTGCGACCCCTTGACTTCCGGTGTGTTGATCCTCGCCAGCCTGAGCTTCTGCTTTACCTGCACGCCGAAACCAAGGTCAACCATGGCTGTGATCGTGTCGCCGTCGTAAATCGAAACCACGGTCGCTGAATACTGGTACTTCTCGATCATTGCAGGAACCTCCACCACCAATGCGACGATCTCACCGCGCGACGGTAAATCCCGACGTTCGCGTTCTGATGAAACGATTGGCAGACGATCGCCGATACCGTCTGTATCGCAAACTCTACCGGATCCGATTTCTCGCGGCAGTGACCGCACCCTCGTTTACTCATCTCACTTCTCCTTCCTCAGATTTTCCCAATACTCCTGCTCATATCGCGGCAACTGCGTACACATCGCCAATGCATCCGGACCATCGTCGTGCTTCCCGACGCCGGGGATGCCATCGAACTGCTTAATCTGCTGCAGCAACAGAGTCGTCCCCGGATTCTCCAAGAATCGGAACTCGCGCTGCGTCAGTCGCTTGTCCAGACCTCGGCGGATCCTCATTTCCTTCTTCAGCATGTCCTCGACCGGGATAATGAGCCCGCCTGACATCAAATACTTCGACAATGCATAGTCCAGGTGATTCGCCGCGTAGTTCATGATCAAGTCGCGGAAAATACTCTGAAACTGCGTCGATTCAATCCCAATCAGGTCGCCGCTTCTGATCCGGTGGTGGTCCTGTTCGCAGAACAGGAACAAGTCCTCAATAATCTCCGACGGCGATCGTCGTTTTAAGTCAGCGTCGACATATGCCAGTTCTGACGTTTGTGCCATGCAAACAATTGCGCTGTAATCTCCCTTCTTCACTGAGCGACCTTTGGAAGGGTCGACGCAGAACATCCGCACAATGTCGTTGGCGTGTTTCGGTACGGGGAACTTTTCGAGCGGGATGTAGACGTTGGTGAAGAGTTCTCTGTCCCATTCTGCGCCGGTCTTTGAGGAGGCGAGCCAGCAGCCGTTCAGGAAGCGATCTCGCTCATCTTCTGACATCTGTTCTAATCGCTGCCGATAAGCTGGGTCAGATTTTTGCAACGCCTTGTTATCACGAAGTGTCGCGCCAATAAAAGTGGCCGACGTTGTGACGCACTCTGGCTCTCCGGTCTCAGCACTGACTTCATACTGAGGTTCGTCGTACCAAACAAAGTTCGGGTCAACAAATCTGAAGTGCCTTATGACTCCCGACCTCTCAGGAAGAGCAAGTCCCGTTTCCGGACTCAACCACCAGTACAAAAATTTGTATAACCATGATGAATTATCAGGATTGCACGACATCTTCAGACGAGGCTGAACTCCCGACTTACTTCTTGCTCGGCCCCAAAGATATTGCACAAAATTCAGAGGAAACTGGGTCGTCTCATCAATAGCCAGTGCATCAAGCTGCGCGCCTTGGTAGTCGTCGAGATTCTTTTCAAACTGACATGCTCCAAGAGCAATCTTCGCTCCACATGGAAACTCGAACTCATTGCGAGTGTGATTGTAGACTGCACCATAAGGTGAGTACATCGCCCTGCAGTGATCCAGAAGAGCCCCAGACTTCGTCAACTGCGGGTAGGTTCGCCGCATGATCAACCCTCTGAAGTCTGGATTCGCGTGCGGGCCTTGGCAGTGCCTTAGCATGTCAAGAGTTACGACGAAACTTTTTCCAGAACCTGCGGCTCCGCCATACACCAGCCACTCGGCAGTTGAACACAGAACTCTGTACTGCGGATCACTAAGTTCCATCGGCTACCTTCCTTCCGTGATTCTCGTGAAATCCGTACTCCTTTTCTGCGGCTTTTCTTGCCAGTGCTGCCTCTTCAATTGTTTTGAAATGACCGAGATTTTTACTCTCTCCGTTTACTGAAATGTAGGCACAGAACCTGCCACTCTTGCTGCTTACAGAGACTCCGTTCACTCCAGTCTTATTGCTCTTTTTTGTTTTGATGTTTTTCATGTTCACGGCATGCTTCACATCTCGCAAATTGTCGATTCTGTGATCTTGACTGTCTCCGTTTATATGGTCGATCTCGAAATCAGGCCAAACACCGTGATGGAGCAGCCAAGCGAGATGAGTGCAGATGTATCGACACCCAAAGATATCAATTGACCCAGCGCCTTTGCCAAAGTCCGCAGGAATGAACCATCCCTCCCTGCATGACGGGCCGAGTTGCGTCTTCCAGATGAACATTCCAGTCTCAGGATCATACCCGAGATGTTCGCTAACCGCGTCTCGACCGAAACTTCTCCTCGGTAGACAAATCTTCTTCATCACGAACATGTCAGATATTTTTGTGCTTCCGTAAACATGCGACTTCAGTTCCCCGTCCGGCCACTCGCCATTCACAATCAACCACGCAAGGCGATGAACAAGAAATCGTCTCTTGTTAATCTGTATCCACGCCCTACCGTCTCCCTTCGCTTCAGGCTTAAACCAAACCTTGGGACGCGAACCTCCACTGCCACTTCGTTCCTTCCAACGGAACAGTCCAGTCCCTGCGTCGTATTCAATTGCAGACATCACCATTCGACGAGTATTTTTCCAGTCTTCCGCCATCCCAAATCTCCACAAAAAAAACCGCCGACAAACTGGTACGAGCAGCCCGCCGACGGTTTTAGTCCAGGTGTTACCCCGGATGTTTCGTTGTCACCTCGTACGCGACCATCCCCGCATAATAACAAAACTGAATGAGAACTCAAGAGTAAAACAAGCAGCCAGCGACTCGGGGGAATCGCTGACTGCTTTCGGGGAGAATTACTGGTCGCGTTCGGTCACGTCGATTGTCTCTGACTCATCCAGCGACCGAGGGTTCATCGAACGCACTGTCTGCTCCACCCGGAACCTCGGCTGATCGATACTTACCCCCGTGATCGTCGCCTTCACGTCCGAGGACGGACGACCTCGCTTTGTGACGCTCTGCATCTGAGTCAACAGCGCAAATGCTGCTGTCCTCGCAATCGACTCCGAATCCGCGTTCTGAACGTCACACTCCACGTTGATCTTGAAACGAAACTGCTTTGACATGGTCTTCCCTTCGACTACTGATGACTGTGTTCTCACGACGCTGTGAAAACTGTTATCCAAGTGAAATTCTACCAACTATCGGCCAATCCTGCACGCCTTACATCGCGTTTTCATCGCTACCGCTTCGCCCTGCTCGTTCCAATAGTAAACACCGTCGAATGTCAGTTTCGGCGGCGGGGAATACTGCGCGCGGTGACGTGCCTGATCCGCGAGATGGAGTTCCCTCGGGGTCGGCTTCTTACCGATCTTCTTGATGGGTGGCTTCACCGAAACTGCTGGCTCCTTCTTCGCCGGGGCCGCAACCGCTGGCCGAGATTCCATCGCAGCGAAGTACCTGTCGGCAAAGCTGGGGTCAGCCGAGAATGTGATTCGACTAGTGGCGATGGTGAGTAAAGCGAGGATGAGAGAGGTGCGGATCATCGCTGGACTCCTGAACTGTCAATGGTGGTGGTGGAATGTGGCTGACTCTTAAATCCGTGCATCGGACAACTCCCCGAATGCATAAACAGATACGTCCCGTCACCCGCAGGAATCCCGTTCCCGTGATTGTTGTCCATGATGGGACAAAGACATCCCTGAGAAATGGCTGCGGGGGAACCGGGGTTTGCTTGGGCTTTATCCATTGCAACCTCGGCATTCGTCGTCGTAATCAGTGGAATTCTTGTCTTCGTCTTCCGGAAGAACGTCGTGACTCCAGGCGTGACGCAAGTCTGTGACTGTGTTCGGCTTCATGATCATCCAGAACACGTCGTCCTTCGTGAGGGTTGTGCCCGGATCAATGAACGGAGACACAACCCCGTGGTAACGATCACACGTCTCCGTTGAAAACGCAGCGCCAAGATCCTCGCCGTTCTTGTAATACGAAGTGCCGACAATCCCGATCCGCTGACCGGCTTTCAGTGGCTCCTTCGCAACCACCAGAACCACCGCAACGTGGATCGCGTCGCGCGGACGAAGGAATGGGTTTACTGCGCAGAGTTCGATTTCTTTGGACATGCTTTGTGAGGCTCCTTGTAAATAATGAAGTGTAATAGAATTGTAGGCAAAAGGAAGTGGGGAAGTTTGTTATCTCCCATGGTTCTCGTGGAATCCAAGTTCGATCTCAGCGTCTTTTCTGGCCTTCGCTGCGTCTTCGAGATTGTCGAACAGGCCGAGGTATTTGACTGTCCCGTTGTCGCCTATTGAGGCGTGCCACTTCTTTGCAAATTTATTCCAGTAAACCCCAGTTACTCCGGACTTGTTTGCCTTGCTTTTCCGTGCGTTCTTCAGGTTCTCTCCGTGAGTCACGTCTCTGAGATTTGCTATTCGGTTGTTCGTTCCGTCATGGTCTATGTGGTCGACATGACCAACAGGCCAGTCACCGTAATAAAGAAGCCAAGCTAAACGATGAGACGGAATTCTGCCACCGGGGACATTTATCGACCTGTACTTTATCCCATTGCACTTAATCTCAGAGTCAGACCTGTGAGTGTCTCCGCAAACCAGAACTGACAGCGACCCCGTGATCGGGTCGTAATTACAGTTTTCCTTCAGCCACTCAGTGTTCTTTTTTACAGACTCCTTGGCAGGATTTCTTATCAAATGGTGTGTTTTGTTTTTTTCGTAAATGCCAAGGTTACACGCCCTAAGATCCGACTTGTCGCCGTTAAGGAAAACTACCCAGTGAGAAGGTGCTTCATTGTAATGAAGAGCCCAGGCGACCCTCGCAATTGCGTACTGCTGCCCATCAACGTCTATTTTTGAAGACAGATTTCGATTTGACTTTGTCCCGGCTATTGCCCCGAGCTTCCTGCCTTTACCGCTTCTTATCCACCTGATCTCGCCTGTCGCAGGATCATATGACAGGTTTTTTCTCAGAGACTCAATGTTCATTAAGGCACCTCCTTTTGCATTGTATCGCAAACGAAGGTGTGTTAAAAGTTTTTATTTTTCGATTTTTAGACGAGAGGGGTGCCTAATGCCCCCATCGTCGCCCCTACGATTTCGTCGCGAGTTCGAGGCCGATGCGCTGCCGGAGGCCCGGAGGCCCGGAGGCCCGGAGGCCCGGAGGCCCGGAGGCCCGGAGGCCCGGAGGCCCGGAGGCCCGGAGGCCCGGAGGCCCGGAGGCCCGGAGGCCCGGAGGCCCGGAGGCCCGGAGG